TCACGTCGAGTGTCTAGCCGCCTTCAGATCCTCCTTCATTTGGTTCACGGCTTTCTCGAATTGAGCAGTCCGTTCGTTGTGTCTTCTCGTAGACCGTTCCAGAAATTCTTCTTCATTTAGAGGAAGCTGTAATTCTCTGCGCATGGCAAACAGTGCTGGCCGCAGCAGAGGGCCGAGAGCCCTCATGTACACTATGAGTATCTCTAACGCGCCAACGTATCGTAGGCTTTTTTCATGATTAATGGATCGATGCTTGGCCATCGCCTTGTTTAATTCATCGATGTTGTAGCGGAGATTTTCTTCAACCTGAGCCATTTCCTCGCCTCTCTCGCCCTTTACCGCCATTTCCCGCAGCGTGACAACGTATGAATCGCGTCGCCTTACGTAAGTTTCAATATCAATATTTAGCTCGTCCAGCCTGTCGCGATAGGTCTGTAGCGCCGCACGCTCTCTTGTGAGTTGAAAGTAGCCCGTGTTGAAGACGTGGGAGATCTCATCACAGAGGGAGGCCGTTTCCTGCGAGCCTACCGCCAGAACTCGTGTAAGCGCAGAAGTGCTATTGAGGAAGCGTTCAGCAGTTTCTTCCAGAGGAATTTCAAGCTCGATCACACTACCAAAGCAACCCTGCGCACTCAATATTGCCTCGATTGCCGGCAAGAATACGTCGCGACGCAACGCCATCTCGCGCTCACGATCGCGCTGCGTCGAGTCGTGTTTCAATTCGTCGCGTTTCAAGTGGCGATTTTGCCGGCCCGACATGAATACGCCAAGTAGCGTGATGAGTGAACCAACGACTCCACTGACTATTGCGCCGAACACGGTGGTAGGCAAGCCAGCAATCGATGTGTCTGGCTGCGGAGCGGGAATCATGTGAAGTAGGGTGTCCAGAGAAACAAGGCCCTCTGGCAGAACAAATGCCATGAATCATTTTCCATAAGGGTGGGAAGTAAGATGCGTTGAATCGACTTCTCCATCGGAGACGCCGCGCACCGGCGCTTCCCCGCTCGGCGCGCTTGCCCTAACTGGACCAGCCAATCGGCTTCCTGTTTCAGGTCGCGTCCTCCGGTTCGCTATCGTCAGAAAGCAGGTAGGAAAGCGACTCTGGCGGAGTCGCCGCATCGCCTTCTCGACCTTCTTGTCATACCGTCGATCATTCTCGCGGCTTGTCGATGTACCACCTTCGCTGGGTCGGCTGTATCGGCTCATGCATCAATTGCGCGCCGAGATGCCGCGCGTGGGCATGAGGTAACCGGTTTTTTTGGGCAGGCCCACCGGCACCCGTTCAACTGTCCCTAACGGTTCCGGTTAACCGGCGTCCACAAACCACCGAGCTACTGATTAAAGATCCGAGTTTCAATGCCCGAGGCTACGGCTTCGGCACCCGCCGGTGTAAGGTGCGAGTCGTCAAACATAACGATGTTCCCACGCCCCGAGCCTGTCCGCGTCAAACACCCCGATGTATCGCACATCGCGTCAAATGCCGAGATGTACTCGATACCCAAGCTCGCCGCTATTGCGGCCCCTTCCCGGTCGTACCGCTGCGACGCAGGATCAACACCGAAGAATGTACGCGCCGGTAGCATCTCATGATGCATCCGCCAGAACAGCCAGTAGAGTTTAGGTAATGAGCTTTGCCATGTCGGGACTTGACCGATCAGAATAACGCGCTTGACGCCGATAAAATGAAGCGCGTCAATCGTGCCTCGGAGTGCTTCGAGGCGATCAGTGTCCCAGTTTGCCGTCAACAGCACGACCGACGGACGTATCTCTTTAGTAAGCTCGAGAACCCGCGCATTCACCCGCGCACATCGTCCATCGCCAGCAAGAAGCGGTGGACACCCTGACGTACTGAACTGAGCCAGCCGCACGCCGCGCAACTCGCTGACGCCACGCAGCCCCGGATATAAGGCCGCAGAACGGGAATCACCCCACAACATGAACAGCGGACCGGTGCCGCTGTCCACGCACGACGCACGAAAACCGCGATCGGCACCTTCCAAGTAGCATTCGCCGCGGCGCCAGATCTTGTCACGGTCAAAATATACGCCGTCCGTAAATGCGCCGACCATCTCTGACATACGGAATTCCATGCCGTCACGCGTGTAGACGTTGTACCCCGCAAAGCCACATCCTCCCATCAATAAGGCCAGAACGACCACGACCAATTTCGGGCGGGCCGAATTTCTGATCGGCTTCTCGATGTATCGATATGTCAAGAACGCAAGGGGAAAACAGCACAACAACGCGACGCCACGCCACTCGAGCGGCACGGCACCGTTACTCAAGATTCGGAGAGTTGAGAGTAGCGGCCAGTGATACAGGTAAAGCGGGTAACTGATCAACCCGACACCGACAAGCGGCTTCCAACCGAGCACAGTCCGAGCGATGGTTTGGCTTGCCCCGGCATCTATCAAAAAAAGGGCGCCAACCGTGGGCCCCACCGCGCACCAGCCAGGATACGCCAAAGAATCATTGACGAACGCGAGCGATAGACCAATAGCTACGAAGCCAACAATCGCCTTGGCATTGCCAAGAGATGTTGAAAACTCGCGCCTAAAGTGGTGATGCCGATATGCCAGAAAAGCACCCAACATAGGCTCCCACACTCGCGTCAGAGGGCTATAGAAAGCCGCAACCGAATCGCCATGCACCGTAGCAATATTCAGCAGGAACGATCCAACGCCAACAAGCAAGATTGGCCAAGCGGCAGATAGACGTGCTCGCACTGTCACGAATAGCAGGACAGGCCATACAAGATAAAACTGCTCTTCGACGCCGAGCGACCAGAGATGAAGAAGAGGCTTCAGTTCTGCCGAGACATCAAAATACCCAGCCTCATGCCACAGAACAAAGTTCGCAATTGAGGCCGCACCGCCGCCGATATGCTTGCCGAGCTGCTTAAACTCTTCGGGAAGCATGTTAAACCAACCAAACCCATAAATGCAGACCAAAACCAGCAGCAGTGCGGGGAATATTCGACGCACGCGCCGACCGTAAAACCCCATGAAGCTAAACGTACCAGCGTCTATCTCGCGCAGCATATGCGCCGTAATCACATAACCCGAGATCACAAAGAAGATGTCGACACCAACGAAACCGCCATGCAGGAAATTTGGGAAGGCGTGAAAAATCAAGACCGCGAGCACCGATACTGCCCGCAATCCATCTATATCCGCGCGGTATCCTTCTAATTTACCGTGATTTATCTGGCAGCAGGGCGACGTAGGATTTGATGTAATACCTGCGCCAGACTCGACACCGTTCCCTCGGTTTTCCATACTAGATGCGGTGGGTTATGTAATTGTTCACTTGAGCATGAGAAAAACGCCAAGCGCTTGGCTTGGCGAAGTTACAGAGCGCGATTTGCCCTATATCTTTTCAAAGATCGGCGGCGCCGATACTACAGCTCTTGAATCGTATGAATGTGAACTATAGTTACGTGCCGTCGCACCACTCCATGTTCATTCCATAGATGCAATCACCCGATCGATGAAGTGATCCTGAACGTTCGGCACGGGCAGCGACGGTGCGCCGATCGCGATCAGCGGGGCCGGATGCTGCCACGCATGAAGCAGCCGCGGCACGAGCGGCACCACATCCGCGCCGTTGCGGTACAGATGCATCCGTACACCGTGCGCGGCGAGCAACGCTCCGAGCACACCATCCGCACTGACGCGCGGCGGCTCGAATGCGTACACGTCTTTCGGCGGGCGCCCGGCCTGGCATAACACGGCCGCAAACAGGATCGCCAGCGCTGCCCCTTCGCTGTGCCCGACCGTCACTGCCGGCGCGGGTAGCGCCAGCAGTGAACTCCGGATCGAACAGAACGCCCGCCAGAACCCAGCGTGCAGCGTACCGAGACCGTCGACCACTACCGTTTCGACGTCGAGATCGGCGAGCCAGCACGCGACGTTGTTCGTGCCGGGGAATGCAACCGCACTCCCCTCTACGATTGCGCGCGCTGCGCCTGCCTTAACGCCGATTTGCGGCGGTGTCGTGTATGCGCGCTGAGCCAGCAACGCATAGTCACGCGGCGTCATTGCAGCGGTACGCCCGCGAGTGGCGTCGACGCGGCGGCCGAGGCACCCGATGCAGGTGCCGCGGTCACCGTTGCTTTCCCATACGCAGCAAGTGCATTCGTCACGGTCAACTGAAACACGCCAAGCGACGCGACTATGACCGCCTTCTGATCGGCCGGAATAAGCGTCGAGGCAGCGACCGCCTGCTCGATCGCCGGGATGCCGCTACCGATCAGCGATTGCGTCGACGTGATTGTGATCGCCGACGCCGTTGCGCAGAACAGACCGTTCGCGGTTGCGGCTGTGACGACAGCCGGGTCAAACGCTGCAACGCTCTGCAATGTCGGCTCTACCACCGTGCAGCCGTTCGCGACATCTGTTTGCAGTTTGGCAAGCGCGGCAGTCGCCGATTGCTGTTGCGTGCTCGAGCATGCGCCGAGCGAGAGCGCAACGAGGCCCGCCGCAAGCGCGGCAAAGATCTTCTTCATGGTGAGGTTTCCTTCGGGATGGATGCCGCGGCACGCGGCGGGATGGTTACTGAAGCGTCGGCACCGGTACGGGCTGGGGTACCGCGACCTGCACTGCGACTGTCGGCTGCGCCACGGTGGCCGGAGCGGTAGCCACCGGCTGCACCGGCACGACTACAGGCGCGGGCGCGGGATCGCTTGCCGTCAGCTCAGGATCGACCGACGCCTGAATCCCGGCAACCAGATCTGCAACCGCCGAAGACGGAGCACTTCGATTCGTTGCGGTGTGGTACACGCCCAAGCCCGTCAACGCGCCCACGATCGCGAAAATCAGATCGCGCGGATCAACGCCCTTAAAGAACACAAGCGCCGTCCACAGCCCAAACAGCAACATGGCTGCGACGAACTTCATGCGCATGGCGGACAGCTTCAACTTCTGATCAGCATTCATCGTGCATCTCCAAAACAAAAAGCCGCCTCAAGGGCGGCAACAGGAACAGCGAGGAAAGAGCGACGTCGGCTTGCTTATGCGACGTCGAGCAGCGTTAGGTTGTGGGCCTTCATGATCGCGATGACCATCGCGGCATACGTGGGCGAAGTTGAGTACCCGCAGCGCGCGACAGCGGACGCGAACTCGGGGCCACTGGTGAACGCAAACGCGGGCTTGTAGCGGGGATTGCGAACCAGAAAATTCGCGTGGTCCTCGATACTGCCAAGCCAGGTGCTATATGCACGAAAGCGCGATGTCACCTGCACCGTCTTGCCGTTGACGACCTCATGCGTCAGCAGTGTCGCAAATGGCCCATGCCAACCCGGATCAGCCTTGATGCCGAACAGGTTCATGCCTGGCGCGTGCCCTCCCCATCCAGACTCGAGTGCCGCTTGTGCGACCGTCACGCTCGCCGGGACCCGCGTATTTCGCGCGCATACCTTGGCTGCAGGCGCGATCGCGGCGATAAATGCTTGTGGCGTCATTTGAAGAGCACCTCGATAGCTCGCAGCGCCCCATCCCGGCCGATCAGAACCGCGAGCACCAGAAAATAGATGATGTATTCGATCCGCCGCATGCGCTTCTCGCCGCGCGTGAAGGCTCCTTCGATTCCCTTGTAGCGCTCAGCGCAGACAGCCTCGTGGACCGCAATACGCTGCTCGTTCTCAGCGATCGCGGCGGCGTTCTCTTCGGACTTAATCATGGGTGGTTCCCCGAAACAAAAAAAGCCGCCCGAGGCGGCTGCATTCAACTCGATCAGACTGGCGCTCTTGCCGTATTGGAGGCGAGTGCCGTACCCGGTGAGAATGAGCAGAGCTGCGTCACCGAGAGTTCGCCTTGCAGCAGCAAGGGTGTCTGCGAGACCGAGCCGAGCACCTTGGAAAAGCCGGTCCAGATTTCCCAGTCGGCACTCCAGTTCTGCACACTACTGATGACCACCGTGCCGATCGTCCCCGACACGCTTTGAGTGGAGAGCGGCACGTCGGGAAGGGTCCGTGCGGCATACTGAAAGATGCCCGGAAACTTGTAGACCATCCCCATCGCAACGGTCATCTGAGCCGGAAGCGGATAGGTATCGTTGCTAGGCGCGATGATCTGCAAGCACCCGCTGACCAAATAGAGTCCAGGTGGGACCGTGATCGTGCCGTCGCTGTTCGTCACATAAGGAAAGCTGTTGTAGGCGGTCGTGCTGATGCGGCAGTCCAGCTGATAATAGTTCCCGTTGTCGATGCCGCGGCCACCATTCGGCTGTCCGCTATTGCCGAATTCGAGGATGAGCGTCGGCAGGTTAGAACTCATCGAAGGCTTGTTCAGAATTTCAGCGGGCCCTGATGTCGCATTCCAATCTGCATTGACCGGCATTGCGAGCAAACCGCTCGGGCCGGCGCTCAGCAAATTTGCTGCAGATGGGTCGAGCACCACCGACGCCTGAAGCGGCGATGAAGCCGTACCAGCACCAGCGAGGGTGATCGTCTGACTGCCCTGCGCCTGTACCGCCTGCAGAAAGGATGTGAGATCCACCGTCACATCCGGCTCGCCGTCGACACCGTGCAGCACGAGCACGCCGGCTTGCAGTGATGCGCTATCGAGATGCGCATCGACGGCTGCCAAGTTCACCGTGAGCGTCACGCCCGCCTCGTTGGTGAACGTCAGCACTTTGCTGACCGCATCCCACGTTTGCGATGTGACGGTCTGGTTCGCCTGAATGATTTGCTGAGTCAACAGCGGCTTGCCGTCGGACCCCACTGTCAGCACGTCCCCTGCGTCCGACGAAACACCATTCAGAATCGTCGGCGTACCGCTTAAATCGGCGTAGCTCCCGCTTGTTGCGACCGCCGAGAGTATTGGCTTATTGAGGATCGCCCCGGGCCCGCTGACCGCATTCCAATCCGCATTGACAGAAAGCCAGTTTCTTGAACTTCCGTCGGTCGCATCCGGATTCGTCGCATTGTCGTCCGCTGTCGAGATCCAGAATCCATCACCTGCGGCATTCAGCAGAACGGCCCCCTTCGGGTAGCCGCCCACATTCGGGTCAGTCGCAAATGCCGAGTTGTAGGTGAATGATCCACCGAGCTGAAGCCACTTGGCGGTCAATGACAGCAAGTACAAAACGCCGTTCATATCCTTTCCGAACGGCGGAATACCCCCCTTCAGCGGATCGGTCATCGTCAGCGGTGGGAACCCATCGTTGAACGATGCGGCGCCCTTCATGACGCTGATCTGCGATGCCTGGGGGATATCGTTGCGTAGCCCGTTGAGCGCAAACGGGACCGGCATCAATTCCGGATTATCTGTTGCTTTCATTGTGCTCGATCCTCAACTCACCACACAACCGCTTGCACCGCGCTTACTGTCGTAGAAGACTGCAGCTCGACTTTCAGTGCCTGCAAATGCTGGAACGCTGCCCACCCTTGCGCGAGCATCGCTGCATACAATCCCTTCAGGTCCGCCAACGTGAACGGCACTTGTGTGTTGTCGGCCGCCACCCAGTAGAAGCCGTCCGGGACCGAGCCGGCCATTTCGTATCCCTGCGCGGCCGTCTGCAGTGTTCGCTGGCTGTCCGTATCCGCGTCAAAGGTTTTCGTCACGCCGGCCGCCGTCGTAAATGACACGGGTTGCTGGATCGCGACCAGGTACGCGGCCTGCAGCATCGCCGCCTGTTGGGTTAGCACTTGCGCGAGCGTCGGAGCGGCGGGCGGTGGCGGCGCCGGAGGTGACGTCAACCCTTCAGCCGGAACGGTCTCCCCAATTTCCGTGATGTCGTGTCGGCTTCCGTCAGCGAGCCAATAGGTCGTGCCGCGGAAATCTGGCAACACCTGCCACTGACCGCTGACGATCACGGCAATCTCGTTCGATCCAGTTTGAGGCTTGTTCTCGGCAGTGGCGAGTGTCGGTGCGGCGGCCGGCGGCTGGGTCGATGTCGACGGAACTGCCGGCAATTGGCGCACGGTCCACGCCCCATCCACCCACACCGGGACGCTCGTAGACGGGTCGAAATTCGGAGGGGCGACGATCGTCGCGCCCGGCGGCAACAGGAAGGTACCGGGATCATTCGGGTCCTCCTGCACCTGAGTCATTCCAATGAGCGCGCCTTGCGCATCGCACTGATAAGCGGTTGCGAGAGTCGTCATGATGTTCAGTATTTGATGATGAAATTCACGGCAAGGTTCTTGCCACGTGTTTCTGAGTCACCGGTCCATTGCACCGATATATTCGTGCCGCTGCTATAGATTCCGATGCCAGTTCCGGCTGCGTAAATGCCAATGCCGGCCCCGCTCGTGGACGTCGTTCCGGCGAATGAACCGTCTGACCCAATATTGTTGCTGCCGCCCGTCAGCGCGCCTTGCCCGCTGCTGTCGGTGTTGTGAGCGATCACCGAAAAGTCGTGCGCATGCCCCCCATCGAGCACTCCGTGTAAGTGTCCAGGGTCTTCAACACCATGCGAGTGACCATAATCGTTCACGCCGTGAGTGTGTGATGCGGTGCTGTCACCCTGATAACTGCCGAGCGAACGGCCCGGATCGAGACCGCGGCCATTGTCCAGTCCTCGCAACCCGACGCCACGTGTATCCGGCAGATTGAACGTCGATGCGCCGTCACCAGCGCCATAGATCCCGCCGATCTGCGCGAACAGTGCCGCGTATGTCTTACGCGATACGGCCGCGCCGTTGGCAAGAAGGAAGCCAGCGGGAACCGCTGCACCGGCAAACGGCAAAAGCGTGCCGGCCGGCACGAACGAGCTCGGTACGTTGATCAGATCGGTGTAACTGCCGCTGGTTGCCACGGCGGCAAGGTTGGGCCGGTTCAGAATGCGTCCCGGTCCGACCGTTGCGTTCCAATCCGCATTGAGCGCAACCCATCCGCGCGCACTACCGTCGGTCGCATCGGGGTTGGTCGTATTGTTGTCCGCGGTATTGAACCAAAATCCGGCTAGATCGGCGCGCAGCAGCACAGCCCCTTTGGGGTAACCACCGAGGTTGGTATTGGCCGCGAAGGCCGGGTCGTAGACGAACGAGCCGCCGGCCTGCGTCCACCGCGCCACCGCCGATAGCAGGAACAGGATGCCGTTGAAGTCCTTGCCGTCCGGCGGGATGCCGCCCTGCGTCTTGGGCTGCATCGTGTTCGGCGGAAAGCCGTCGTTGAGCGACGCAGCGCCCGGTACGATGCCCGCCTGCGATGCTTCGGGGATCGCGTTCTTGACGCCGTTGGTCGCGAACGGCAGCGTGATGAGCGTTGGCGTCTGATTAGCTTGCATTCACTACACCACTTGAGAAGACGCCCTGATTGAAGGGCTGGAAATCATTCAGCGCATTCGAGAATCCGAATACGTCGTCGGTCGATTCGACAATGTTGCACAGCACACCGGTCGGCCGAGGAAGCACACCCGACTGAGTGAGGATCGCAACCTCGAGGACCGACAACTGAAATTCGAAGACGTACTGCATCGTCATTCGACCGGTGTCGAGCACATAGCAGCGCCCACGGCCAGAGAACAGATACGTCAATAGCTTGTTCAGCGACGCGCACGAACAGTCGGTGATGTTCGCCATCGCCTTCGTCATGATCAGCGTGCGGTACGTCTCCGTATCGAGCGTCACAGTTCGCACGACCGGCGGCGAGCCGTCGTTGAACACTCCGAAGTTGAACGGCTGCACGCCGGTAGTCGGATTCGCGGCATCGAACGCCTCGGCAAAGCCGAACTGCGCGGGCGGCAGCGCAGCTTGCACCCGACGCGACACGTTGACGATTCTTCCCCAGATGTCGAGGCCATGACTATTTGCCGACTCGACGTTCCAGATGGTGTCAAAAAAATTGTCGAAGTCTGCTTTCGGATCAATGCACTGATCGAGGTAATCGATTAGCGATGTGATGGTCGGGCTTGTCGCATACTGCGCGAGCAATGTCTTTTGCCAATCGATCATCGTCACACCTGCGTCACGGTGACGTTCGAAGGGTCGAGCGTCGGGTACTGGTCGATGCCGAACGAGAGTGACGTCTGGTTGACGTTCATCGGATCGGTACCGAGCGAAATCGAGAAGATATTCACGTTCGGATCGGTGCCCGCGACACCTGCGTAATATCGACCCGCGTATGTCGTCGAGCCGATACGGGCCTTGACGCCGCCATCTTCACCGTTGAAAGCAGAGACAATCGCCTGCTGAATCAGTTGTCCAATGTCCGCCGGTAACTGGTCATTGGCCTGAATCTGCACCTCGAAGTAGCATTGGACCGGCGCTGGCGTCACCCATTTGATTTCGTATTCAGGCTGCGGCTGATCGTAGCTGGTGTCCGCGATCGTGAATGAAGTATTGCCGTTGTAGTCGCACCCTGGCGCCTTCTTGCTCCATATCGCCTGCGCGATCGCGGCGGGAGCGCCTCCAACCACGGACACGAACAGCGAATGCGGTAGCAGCGGATAGTTCGTCGCCCCGTAGAGCTTCGTCACCCCAGTCGGATTGTCGAGCACACAAGCGTCAAGCACGTTAGGCACGGCCAACACCGCCGCATACACCGACTGCACCATGTTGACGGAGTTCGCAGCGACAGATAGCCGTCTCCGCGCCTCGAACGCAGCGCGACCCTCGACGTTCTGCCCCGGCACGCCCGCAGTTGAATTCGATACGCGATCCCATCCCTGCGCAGCGGTATAGATGACTGACAGCGCCCCAATCGGACATGCGATGGGGCCGGTAGTCTGACACTGGAACTGAACATCTACCTGACCGGACGCCGGAATCTCCGCGGCTGCGAGCGAGCTGTAGAGATAGCCGTTCACATCCCGCGCAACTGAGCCGGCTGGAATCTTAGAATCAACGAGGCCGTAGCATGTCGCGGTCACCACCGTTCCAGTGGCCGCGATGCGATTCATGAAATAGATGCGTCCGATAGCATCCTGCCAGCGACCGGACGCGTTATCAGGATCGACCTGATTAGAGACCTCGAGCACATCGTTGTTCTTGTCGCCAATGATCGCGGTGAGCGACTGCGCGAGCTGGCCCTGCGGAGCGGTCAGTTGTGGATTGACACCGCCGCCGAATGCGGCATTGATATCCGCCTGCATGCCGGCAAGCACATCGGACTCGAGCGGAGCAACGACGCCCGTATCGGTAAATTGAATGGCGGGTACGTTTGTCTGCATCAGAATGTCACCGTCTGCGTGTTGCCATTTACGTCTGTCACGTCAACCTCGCCGCTCAGCGCGCGCCCGTTCAGCGTCAGGCTCGTAACGTTGGCCGATGCCACATTGGGCACCGTCAACGCGGCCTTAACGATCTCGGACTTCACAAATGAAGCGGGCGGCAGTTGACCGAAAATTTCCTGCCAGTAAGGCATGCCGAGCGTAGTGTCGTACCAGCACTCGTTTAGAAAGGTTTTGATCGCGCTGGCGGCATCCTGAGCGATCTGATATGGCTCTGTCGCGCACGCGATGTTGCCGTTCGCATCAAGCACCAAGTCCCATGCTGTTCTATCGAGCAAAAGCGTCTTCATCAGCCACCTTGCAGGTCCAAAAATGGCAAAGAGCCTCGGTCACTTTCATGAACCGGGGCTCTCGCTGATTGAAATTTGATGACGACTACAGCGGCGTGCTGGTCGGCGTGCCTGGCTGCTCTGACGTATGCACGTGGGTATCGTCAACGCGCTTACCGTTCACGCTGAACTGCCCGACCAGGTTCACGATGCCCCTGATCGTCGCAGCGACGCCAGCTTTCGCACTGCCCGCCATACCGCCAAGCCACGTCAACAAGCCATTGATCGTTACGGCGTCACTGAACGTCGATTGCGGCGAGTTCACTGCGAACGAATTGCCCGCATCGACCTCCACGTCTGGCGCTTGAAGTACGATCCTCGTCGGTGAAACGACAGCAATGTGGTCCGGCGCAAAGCACACGTATTGGCTCGGCGGAGTAGCCGCCAGCACCGTAGCCACATACACCGAGTCCGACATGTCGTGCTTTCTCAGGCTTCCCGGCGCCGACACGTCAAGGTTCGAGCGCACCGATGAGATGTCGCGATCGCACACCACGACGAGTCCAATGTCGCCTTTCGACGGATCGAGGATCACACCGTTCGACCCGCCCTGTAGGCGCATGTACGGAATGCCGCGAATGGTGTCGTGTGGAATGACGTTCGAGGAACTGTCCAGAAGTGACACCATCGGCTGCACGTCGACAGTGCCAATGCCGGCGACGGCACCCGCCTGGCTCACGGCGACGACTTCGGCCAAATAGCACGTCCTCACATGGGCTAGGCGCTGCTCCACCAACAGGCGCGCCTGACCGTAGGCCGAGAGAACCTCGGGAGTGAGCTTAGTTGCCACGGGTATATGCGAATTTGGGGGAGTTCATTAGCAGGTCGGTGAACCAACCGCCATCAGGTGTCAACGTCGAGAGATCATGGTGCAAATTGATGATGATCCACTGGCCCGAAGCCATCGGCATAACCGACGTCACATTCACCGTGTTTGCGTAGAGAAACGCTGGGTCGAACTCGGCCCGGACTACCATACCCGACGGCTCGAACTTCGGATATCCAATCATCCCCAGTCCCGGCACGAGATTGATTTCGGGAAAGTTCGGCAAGCTATCAGCTGGCCAAATGTGCAAAACCTCGCGGTGATCGATCAGCGCAACGGTCCGACTCGCGGTGGCAAGTCGTTCGATTTGCTCGAGCGTCGAGCCCCACAGATACTGGCCCGAGATCTTTGCAGTAACGCCGTGGTCCTGAAACGTGATCCCAGCCTGCTCTGCGAGACCCTCAATCAAGCTTCTTACGTCGAGCGTCCCCTCGTAATGCTTCGGAGCCGCGGGTGTGATCTGCTGCTGCAGACCGCCACTCGCCGAAATCACGAACGACGATTCGCCATTATCCGGGATGTCTGGTACCGCACCGAAGATGGTACCGGTGAAGACCGTGTACAACATCTCTCCAGCATTACCAGCGGTAACTGTGATCTGGTTCTTTCCCTTCGCTATGCCATCGCGATTCCACGTTGCTAATACGCTCATGTCCGTCATCTTCATGCCATAGATGCGAATTGCGAGCGAATACAATGCAAGCGCGCCCCGCGCCTCCGAGGAAATCGATGCCTGGACACGATGCGCCCTTAATGTCAGCGTCTTGCTGCCGCCCGGAAAGGCATCCTCAGCCAGGTCGAACTGCACATCGATTTGCCGTTCCTTGAACGTCATGACACTTTCTCAACATATCGTAGTTGCCAGCGTGCGCCGAGCCCCGTGTATTTAGGATCTTCTTCACCCTGCGTATCCACGAACACGAGGTCTCCAACGAATTCCCGATAGGCTTGCCGTACCAAGTAGACTCGATCACGGCAAAGCATGCCGGCCACCACAAGTTGGCTCCCGACATACAAGTCGAGATACAAACCCGTGCTTTTCTGATAGAGCTTGATCCCGCAGTTCTGCTGTGCAAGCGTGGCAGTGAGTGATTGCGAAGCTACGGCGGCGAGTGAAATGGTTTGCATGTCAGGTGAACGCTCCTACGCCCGCCGCTTCCAGTGCCTTGCTGACGCCCGACATCCCCTGCGTCAGATCGGTTGTGATCGTGTCTACGATATGCGACACCGATTGCTTGGCGCTGCTATATGCACTCTCGACGTCACTCACCGCTTGCTGCAGTGGCGTCTGCTGATTTGTCGCGCCGGGGAGATCAGCGCCGGCCGTCGCAGACGTGCACACCTGCCCTTGGTTTTGCGGAATTGCCCCCGACGGCTGCGCCGTATTTCCATATAGCGCTTGTGCGTTCACTCGAACTTCGACGAAGTGCACGTCCGCGATGATCAGACTCACACCATTCGAGCTCGTGCGCTTGTAGTCGACTCTATCAACGTTGTAGCTCGGGTAAATCATGTCTGGAGTGATCACCTGAACGAGCTGCAGAGAGTCCCGCAGCAACGTCAGCATTCCCAGAAACGCGTCGCGCTTCATGTTCTTACCGCCGCAACTCAGACGGAGTGTCAGATCCTGCGGCTGAGCAATCTTGTTGTAACTCGAGAAACCTCCCTGCTCGACCGGTGCGGAACCCACGCGGCTCTCGCCCTTGTAGTTGAGATCGACAACCGAATCGGGCGTCACAAGGGAGTTGCCCTGTTCATCGGCAATGATCCATTGCGGTGCGTCGCCTGGCAGAAAGCCGAAATAATCAATCCCTTGCAGGAACTGGGTGACGCCGGTTCGCACACCTACCGCGAGCGGTAACCGGTTGAGGTCCGGTACGCCCGGGAGCGGCGGAACGTCTGGGAAGTCGATGAGGGGCATCTATGTCACCTGACGGCTAAAATTTGACAAAAATTCAGTTTATCGACGCTCGCACCGGTGCGACGTATCCGATATCGAAAGTCATAATCGGCACTTCATCATTATTGGGAGTGGCTCATGTCTCGGAAGTCCATTCACACCGCCCTGTTGTCTTCGGCGCTGACCGCGACATTGACTTTGATGACCACGCCAGCATCAGCTCAAGCTAGTTCCATCGAGGAATACGATAGGATTCAGAAGGACATGCAGCGATGCAATTTCACATGGAATGTGTACGCGAACATCGTCTCAGCGCGGGATGCGCAAGCGTCTCCGGAAGAGGCATTGCGCTTTTACATGCGGGCATATGACAAGGCAATTGACAATGGAGACATCAACGAAAAATTCATGAAGGACGCCATCAATAAGGTGTACTTCGACCCAAATCTCCAGCGACGTCCGGCAGAATATTTCATAGCAGTTGCACAAGGGGCGTGCCTCGATGGGCGGAACTTTATCGGCCCAAACCCGAAGTTCAAGCCTCTCAAATAACGTCCCGTTTCCCCATCATGTCACCGGAATCGCGCTGTTCGCGATCAGGCCATGCTGGCTAATCTGATCGCGCATATCGTTCGCCACGGTGGTGCCGTTCTTCGTATCGCTCGACACCACCGTGATCTGACCGATGTGCGTTTCGGATTTGCTGTTCACGGTCGAGCTTCCACCGTGAGTGGCCTGGCGCCCGGCGCTGAGCATCGCGTTCATTGAAGGTCCGCCCGAGCGCGCTGCTTGGAGGGCCCTCGCCATCTCAGCGACGGAGATTGATGCCTTGTTGTTGCCCGTGCCGGCGTAATGACTCTTTCCGGTATCCGGATCGGCAACGCTCGCCCATTCCAGCGACGCCGCCTTGATCGCCCCCTTCAGATCATTACTCTTGCCACTCAGGTAGTCTCCGATTGCCCTGCGCTTGTTCTGCAGGAGGTATTGCGTGAATATCCGATCCTGCATGCCCTTGTCGAACTTCTCATTGCCGCTCAGCCCCAGCGCTTTCGCTGCATCTGTGAGCGTGCTGCCGATGATCTGATACCGGCCCGCTGCGTTGAACTGATGCGATCGCTGCGCTGCCATGACCTGTGCAACGGTCATGTTGCCGAGATCTTCTGTGCCTGCCTTGTAACCACCTGCTGCGCCACGGTTCACACTGTTGTAGTCCCCCTCGCCGCGGGCGATGAGCATCCCGAACGCCGAGTCGCCCAAGTTGGTAACCATTCCCTTATCTGCCGGTGCGGGAGGGGCTACGTCAGGCTGATGCTTCACGGTATCGCCGGGCCATTTTCCGCCGGCTGCCGCCTCCGCTGCTCGAATCTTCCTGAGCTGCTCGTCTTCACCGGTATTGAGGTTCTCTGAATGAAGCATCAACGCGGTCCCGACGCCAATCCTCGCCAGCCACGGCATCGCCCGCCCCAGCAAAGACTCTCCCGCAGCACCTGCTTCCCCCGACGCCGGTAGCTCGGGTAAGGACGGACCTCCGCTACCCGGCATGTTTGTGACGAACACCGGCAATGCCCCTCCCGCTCCGCCAAGCGCGCCGCCTATTGCCCCTCCCTTCCCTCCGAGGAACTTGCCGAGCACTTTGCCAAGCGCCAACTTCCCTCCGACCAGAAGCGCCCCCATTCCGGCGAGTCCGGCGATTGCCGTGCCCGTCGGATGGTCTGATGCGAACTTGCCAAGTTCTTCAAGGCCTGCGGTGGCGCCCTTCATCCCCGCATCAAAACCGGGAAAGTTCTGCAGCGAGGTTTCGATTTTCGTCTTCAGATCCTGATAGGCCTTGTCGAGCTTCTTTGCATCGCTTGCAGCGTCGTTGTTCGCACCGGCCGCGTTCTTATACGACTCCGCGATTCCTGACGCGCCGCTCTGGATCAACTGGATCATGCCAGGCCCAAGACCAAGATACTGGCTCAGATTATTGGCGATATCCGCGTTGCTCTTGCCCTTCTGCGATTCCGCGATCTGCGTGAAGACCGACTGTAGGCTCCCCGTCGTCGCCGTATCGTAATCGACACCCAGTCGCTGCAGACGCGCTTGAAATTGCATGTCCTCCGGGGTCTGTTGTCCCTGCGCGAGGTCCGACCGAAGCTTCGTGATGCGTGCGGCGAACTGATTGAACTCACCCGGGTCACCCCCGAGATTCTTCACGACGTTCTGCCACTTTGCAATTTCGTTCGACGAGTAGCCGAGTAACTGCGATTGTGTCTGAAGCTGCGACAGGCCAGTCACGGTGCTGCCGATCATCTTGCCCAGCCCGGTCGCAGCGAGCGTATTCGTTGCCATGTCGAGCAGCTCGAGCTTTACTTTTCCGTACTGCTCGGCCAGCTTCTTCGCTGCCTCTTCCTGCTTTTTCGCCTGGGCGATCTGCGCATCGGATGCCTTTTTCGAAGATTCCGTGATCTTCTTGGCGTTCGCCTCCTGATCAGTAGCGAGCTTCTTGCCGGCCTTGTCGGCTTGATCTGCGCCCTTCTGGTAACCAGCGGGGTCGAGACCAAGCGTCACGATCAACGCGTCAATGATTGTTGGCATTCCGCACCTTGTTCTGGTTGTGAATGTTCACCGAGTGCACCTCGATAATGTCCCACAGGTCTTCAAGGCCATAGACGGTCTGCAATTCGATCAGTGTGCAGAGGTCACTGCTGATCGCGTACCCGATCGAATGCGGTACGTTCACGTACTCCATCAGCCGCACATTCGGGCCGTCAGGGATGCCGAAATCCAGAGCCTGACGGCCTTCTAAAAACCCGTGTGGAGTCGGAAAACCTCACGACGGAGAAGTACGCGCGTCACCACTTCCTCGATATCGTCGGCAACCAGCGATCGGGCGATTTCGGGACGGGACGCGTCGGGGATGATCGAAACGCACGCCATCATTTCGTCGAGCAACGGCTCGGTGTCGCGGAAATCAACACGGAGCAGCGCGCCAAGCCCAACGCGCGCCATTGCTCCCATCCCTTCGAGCAACGCACTCTCGGGGATGTCGATGCCAGCGCGCCCGAGCGCGAGCAGTGCCCGGATCGCCCATTTCTCTGCCTGCGCTGCAGGCATTTCCATGAGCTGGAATACCTTCCCCTTGTCGCGCCCTTCGACCTGAACCGTGTACCTCAATTCCTTCCGGCTCATGCCGTCGCCTCTCCGATGATCTGTTCAAACGCAATCACGTAAGACACGGATTCGAGCACCTTTTTCGCGTTCACGATCTTGTTCGCCGTCTTGAGGATGCCGTTCATCAGCGAATACTTGCGCGAGATCGACGGGATCGAGATCGAACCGTTGCAGTAGTAGACCTCGCGCGCGGTGCGTTGCGCGGTCGTCCAGTTCTCAAAAAACGCGAGCGACGGCGAATCCGGCATGATCACGACCTTCAAGTTGGTTTCCTTGAAGATGAAGCCGCCGCTCATGTGGCCGTCGACGCCCATCACGATCTCGGCCATCTCGACCGCCTCGGCGCTGAAGGCATCGTCTGCAGCGTATCCTTGAATCGTCTGCGGCACCGGGTACAGATTCGTGACAGCAAGGCTGAAGGCCGAATTGGCCGAAGTAATGGTTGCCATCAGGGCACTCCAGAAAAGCGAAAGCCGCCCGGAGGCGGCTTTCTTCAAATCGAGGGACCGCTATCGGTCCGTGACACTTACGTTGATTGCGACCGGCAGGTCGGCGACCACCTTGCGACGACACCGACACAAGCGAGCGAGCCAGCAAAGCAGTCGCCGGACCATCACTGCACCGTTACGGTGATCGACTGCGGAGCGTCGTATGTCGACGCATCGGCCACGCTGAACGCCTGCGATACCGGCGTGCCGATCACTGCCCCGGTCGCGTCCACTGCGCTCGCGACGGCCACATAGCTGCCAGCGGGAACGTTCTGGAACGTCGCGACATAGGGACCAGCCGCGACCGCGACCGGATTGATGGCAACGCCGTTCGAATCGTTGACCGAGTTGCCCGACGCATCGGTGATCGCGATATGCACGCCCGCCGACGTGATGCCACTCGGCACTGCGGTCGGGCTCGTTGCGACGTTGACGATGACTTGCATGTGAATCTCCTGAAATGAAAAGCCCCGCGTGATCATTCAGCGCGGGGCGATGAGAGGGACTGCAGAATCCCGGGGAATGCCGCAGTTACATCACTGCGATACTTGCAAGATCAAGCGACTGGATGCTGCCGCCGTCCGCATAGAACAGCGTCATCGACGGGCTACCTCGCACAGCACGAATCTCTGCGGTGGCGGGCTGGATTTGCAGGTAGTAGCCCTTCGCGGCGATTGCGGGCGACGCGTCGAACCCCAAGGCATTCTGGATTTCCGAAATCTCCGAGTCAGACAGTGCGACGCCGGTACGAATGGCTCCGAAGTTGACCGCACTCGAAATCGGGTCCATACACGCCGATTCGACCATCGTGTAGCCAGATGCGTTGTACGGCAGCGAGCCGACCTGCATCAGCAACTTGATCATCGCGAGTTGCAGGTTCGCGTTCAGCCAGATCTGGTTCAGGAAGCTGTCGAGCCACGCCCACTGACCCGAGATCGAGCCCTTGTACATGAAATTGAACTGATTCAACGCCGTGGCGTAGGCGCCGAAGAAGTTGTAGCCGTTCTGCTGCAGTGCGAGCGCGTCGGAAGCACTCGTAACCGACGGGACGAGCCCGCTCTGCGTTCGAAATGCCAGAGTCGTCCGGCCGTTGCGCCGGCTGAAGTCGAGCGACGCTGCGAACCCCATCACGAAGGCTGCGTGCGTGTAGTCGCCGAACAGCGGCACCGAGCCGTCGAGGTTGTTCGCAAGCAGCGTAGCGCCCCACGAGGCTTTCGACCCGGCGACCTTCGCATTCGGGTCCGAGTCGTAACCGACGTAGCCGAACCGATCATCGGTGCTGTTCGCCCAGTTGGAGAAAGCCGTCTTGTCGGCGAGCGCCGGCTCCCAGGTCGTACTGAAGAGCGCCCAGTTCTGGGTAACGTTCTGGATCAGGTTGTCCATGAACACACCCGGCACGGCCGCATCAGCGCCCGGCGAGACAGTTACCCCAACGGAGGCACTGAGGCCGAGCGCTGACGCCGCGCCGCCAGTTGCCGCCGTTACAACCGAATCCGCGCCCGCCGTTGCGCTGGTGACGACGAAGGCTTGGTGCAGCGAATCGAAGGTCACGTTGACCGTCAGCTCGGTGCTGAGAATCTGTGCTGCGTCCGAAAAGCTGGTGGCCGCCGATAGGTCGACGTTCGCCTGGTGGTCCGTGCCATCCACGGTCACGCTAATCGGCCCACTCACGGCCTGAAGCTGTGCCAATGTCACCGACGCCAGCGATGCGCCGCGAATCCATGCCGCGATCGGTGTCGTGTTGTACTGCACGAGATACAGCGCGCCCGGCGTTTTCGTGCAATTCTGATAGCCCGCGAAGTAAATCTTGGACATCGCCAGTTCGATCGACGCTTCGCCGCAGTAGCTCCCCACGTCGGCGTCATCAGCGAACGGTACAGCCTGGCCGGCGGGCAGATAAGGCGAGCTCGACAGGATGAGTCCATTCAGATTGACGGCGTTGCCGGCCGCCGCCAGAACGCCGGGGTTGACCTTGACGATCTGTGAAATCGGGATTGCTTTGGTCATGGGAGTTCCCAATATAAAAAGCCGCCCGAGGGCGGCCTTAAGTACAGCGCTGAAATACGATCAGAGCGGCTTTGCGGTGTCTACCGGCTTCAGGCCGCTCCATGCTTTGGGTTGCTTCGTGGTCGCGGTTACCGGGTTTCCCGCCGTGCCAATCTCCAACTTGTCCGCAAACTCCTGCGGTACAGTCACGACCGGATTGATCTGCATCACGAGATCCACGGTCCACCGAGTCTCGATCTGCTGCTCTCCATTCGTGAAGGGAATCTGTCGAGCCTCGCTCGAATAAAGCGGGGCAAGGCCCGGCGCCGCAGCGGCGAACTGATCGACCGCATACTCGTCGCGAAACAGCGTGGTGATCAATTGCGCGTTATCACCGGACGCCGGCCCATGCACATCCAGCTGCACGGTGAATTTCGTTGGTTGAAGAACATCCTTGACGGACGGCCCCGACGGGTATCCGTCGCGATACGTCGTGACATTGGTTTCGATGCGATCACGAAACAGCGGCGTCATCCTCACGAAGTCGTCGGAGGTCGGTTCCGGCACACGGTTACCTTGATTCTTCACCACCTCGGTACCGTCGGGCAGAATCGCGATCAGGAACGACCGCAACGCCTGGAAGGCATCACGCTCAGCAATCGAAAGAGTAAGGCTCATGCACTACCCATCTGAAGCTGAATTGCGAGTGAGCACCAATCGGGCCACGTCTCGAATACGTGTACGACCTTCCACGTGGTCCCTTGGAGAGATGCAGGAATGGCTGCCGTGTTGTCGAACATCAGAAGATCGCCACCTTGCCCGGTGGGCCGATAGATGCCGCGCCAGTCACCATTCAGGTAAGCCTTGCGCAGCACGCCTTGAATCCCCATGCCATCGAGGAAGGCTAGTTCGCGCGCGTCCAGCGCTTGAACCTGCACCAACTGAGGCGTGGTCGTGTAGCTCGGGATTTGCTCGCCATCGGGCGCGGTCGTATAGCCCGCGCTCCGCTGGAGCGACGTCGGCACGAACGGATTCACAGCCGCAATCACACCGGAAACAATGCCGTGGAGATTTATGATGCCCTCCCATCAAGATTTGCTTCGCTAGTCAAGATCGGAGTCGACACTGTTGAGCATGTGACTCGTCTCGATCAGCGGTTTGTCGAACCCCTTCTTCGCGATGGTCGACGGGGCGTTGCCTGGATCGGTGAAGTCGCGAATCGACTGCTGCAGTTCGCCCTCCAGTTGTTCACCCATCAGTTCGAGTGCGCGGTCCGCGTCGTAGTCGTTGGATCTCAGCAAACCGCCGAGATCGGCGCCCCAATGCCCCTTCCCGCTCTCGACCATCTTGCGGAAAAACGGCCGAGGCGGCACATCCACCGTGTGCTCCGGCACCGTATGCGTCGTTTCGAAGTTCGACTGGTCGGCCTTGACGAAGCGGCCCCCATTCCGAAACTCGCCGGTCTTCTCGTTGATACTGCGGTAGAGCTTCGTCTCGTGCTCGGGAACCGTGACAGTTCCTCCGAACTCGTTCGTCGCCGCGACAGTCGCGACTGACGTACCATCCGGATAAGTTGCGTCCTCGAGAAACCCGACGCGGAGCGTCTTCGCCTCGAGCTTCGATGCAATCTGACGCAGCTTCTCCTGCATTGCCGCGCCGCCGGAAAACGTTGCTCGCGCCATCACCGCCTCCTATACCGCCCCAGCGGCGACGCCCAAGGATTGCTGACGGGAGCCGGTCCGGGGAAGTAAGTCATCATTCGATACTTCGCCGTCGCCTGCCAGTACGCTGCCCCGTATTGGGTCTGTGCGAACCACTGCGCCGAGCCGGGCGGGAGGTCCATCTGCGTCTGGACGGATACGCTCCCCTCCGTGGCGGACGAGATCCGCCCAACCAGGGGCGACGGCGCGGCAGGAGTACCGCTACCACTGGCCGCGACACCGCCGGCCGGCTGGCTCAACTGTGCGATGTGCGCGGTCATCATGTTCAGCAGAATCTCGCGCTCACCGCCCGGCCGACTGTCCGCGACGATGCTGCACGGCGTGTTATCACAGTACAGTTGCGCCTCATTGAAATACTGCTGTGCGGTCGCGGGCGACACCGACGAAAACTCGGGATAGCGCGCCGCCCAATTCGCGTATGAGAACACCACAACGCCCGGGCCGCACATGATCAGCTCGCGCGACGGTCAACGTCGGTACTCAGGCCCTTCGGCAGGTTGTTCGGATCGAGGCGTTCGAGGTTCGACTTCTCGGCCTCCATCTCCTTCGCCTGCGCGACGGTGCTGCGGTCCTCCGCGTGCGCGAAGATCATCCCGTTTACGACGTAGTCAGCCTTCTTGTTCTGCTCGAACCATTCGTCCCAGAATGCCTTGGGGACGTCGTGAGTGAGCGCGTAGCCTGCGACGATGCGCTGATGAGCACCCTTGTTCTGCGGGAACGAATTCCCCTGAAAGACGAAGTGCGGCGTATCCGGGCGCGCCTCGGCGATCTTGAACGCGCGCACGCCGCCGCCCATCACCGGCTCCGTGCGCTCGACGAAATCGTAGAGGCGCGCGACGAGATCCATCGGCAGTTTCGAGGCGACCACGACGGTTCCGTTCGCCGGCACGCTGTTGGTTTTCTTGAGCGCAGCCGTCGATTCTTGCGTTGCCATGTGAAATTCTCCTGTCCAGAAATGGAAACGCCCGGTCGAAACCGGGCGCTTGTTACTACAGTCGAGGTAGCGAGGTCAGATTCCGACCATCGTCGCCAGCGCGAAGGGCTGACGAAGAATGAAGCCGTTCGTGCCTTGGCTCATCTTCTGGCTGTACGACGACAGCGCACGCACAACCGGGCCGGCGTGGAGCTTTGCGTTGAAGCTGCAGTAGCCCGAATCCTGACCAGCCGCATCGGGTGCCCACACCTGCATCAGCTCGCCGGCTACCGAACCCTGCGGATTCTGCGGCGTGAGTGCGCCGTACTGGACTGCGCTCCGGATTTCCATCTTCGGGAAGTTCTTCTCGAGCAGCGCCGCCACATTCACGTTGAAGTTGTTCGTGGCGGTCAGCGCGGCCTCGCGGGCCGGCGACAAACCGAGAACGAAGCGGGACTTCGTGTTCACGCGGCCGGCCGACTGGGTGATTACCTGAATCGCCAGTGCCGCAATGTCCGCATAGATCTCGTTCGGCGTCGCGTTGAACGACGTGCCGTTGAGCCACTTCGTACCGCCGGCCGCCTTCGGCGCGGGAGCGATCGCCGGATACATCGCCGGGTCATTCAGCGCACCATAGTTCTGCAACCCGGCCACACCGCGGAAGTAGGACAGGTTGCTGAACTTGTTCAGGCCGTCGATCGCGGCTTCCTTCTGTTCCGCGACGAAACCGATCTTGGCCAGACCAGCACGCTCGATCTCGTAGTCGCCGTACTCGACGATGGTCTGATACAGATACGGTTGGCGTTCCGGGAAGTTGGTGTTGATGCCCGCGCGGCCGTTGTTGCTGTAGTCGCCGTAGCTCGACACCTCGTATGTGCGCTCGACCACCGGGAACAGCAGGCTCGAGGACGTCCATTCGCCCTTTTGCTTCTCGCCGAAAATTTCGGCGGCCTCGTTCGGTGCCGTCAGAACGCGCAAAACATCGGGGTCCATGAAGAACGAGAGGTACGCGGGGATGCCCCCGTTCTCCGTGGTCACCAGCTCCGGTAGCGCATCCAGTGCGAGCTCGAAATTGCGCTCCCACTCGGGGCGGCTGAAGCGCTGCGCGCCGGGGAAGCTGATGCCCCAATTGGAGCGGTGAAAATCGATCGCCGTGCGCTGCTCCACCGGCGACATGTCATATGCAAGTTTTGCCATGGTATCTATGTCCTGTTGTGCGAGATGGCGGAAATCAGCCGGTTACCCACGTGGTCATCTTCACCAGCTCGCCCGGAGCCGCAACCGATGCTGCGACCCATTTCGTTTGCGTGCCCGTCTCGACCGTGAGTGCGCCCGACGCGACAGACTGACTGTTGTTCACCGCGTAGGTACCCGCGCCGCCGTTTCCGGTGATCAGGCCGGTGATGACGGTGCCCGGCGCAACGCCGGTACCGGTCAGCGTGTCTCCCACGCCGAGCTGCCCCGATGCGACCGCCGACACCGTCAGCGTGCCACCCGACGCGGTAATGGCCGTCGCCGCGACTTCCTGCGGGATGTTCACGGTGTACGTGCCGGCTCCGCCCGTACCCGAGCCGAGTCCCGTGATAGTCGTACCAGCCGCGATGCCCGTGCCGGTCAACGTTTGGCCGACAGCCAAAACGCCGCTCGTGACATCGGTCACGGTCAACGTGTCGCCGTCGATGGAACCTGTCACCGCGTTCGGATCGATCTGACCGGTTGCGCTCGCGCCCGCCCAATTCGATCCGAATTGCACCTGACCGGTCGAGTTGTCGACAAACGCCGCCTGTTCGGGCATCGCGGTCGTCTGGCCGGCATTGCGTACCCAGAAGCCGCCTGCACTGAAAGCCGTGATCGGGTAACCCTCGGGCACGATCAGCGACGCCTCTTCGAGCCAATCCGTGATAAGCGCCTGCTGCGCGCGGTGGATAAAGCCGGTCGGTGCGCCCGGGCCGGAGTTACTCAGCACGGTGCCCGTGTCATCGACCCAGGCAAAGCGCCCCACACGGACGCCGCCGGGACCAGCAACGAAAGCGCCTTGGCCCGCATTGACGGTCGCGCGCGGGTTGGAATCACAGAAGTCACCGGCGACTGCCGGCGCGGCCTGCGTGTTGACTTGTCGGGGAAAACCCATGATTTACTCCTGAAAGTTGTGCGGAACGTGCCGCGTCAGCCGATGACGCGATTCGCGTCCGGGAAGACCTCGGACATGTCGACCTGCGTCGCGCTGTCGCTCGCCATCGACCGCTGGCGACGGGAATCGCCCGGTTTCGGTTGCGCCAGCAGCACTGCCTTGTACGCACTCGGATGCACATCCTTCACGTCCACCTTCAGCATTTCGAGCGCAGATTTGTACACAGCCTCCGCACTGTCCATTGCGGTGAGCCTGCCGACATACGGCTCGACGACCGACTCTGCCTCTTGGATTCCGCGCAGCCGTTCGATCGTCCGCTGCTCGACATCGCGGACGGCCTTTGCCGAGCGCTCCCGCTCGTTCTTCAGCGCGGAGTCCATTGCCGCTTTGCTGACGGTGTCTTCGTTGTCGCCAGTCGGGACCGCCGCCTTGTTCTCCGGATTACTCGGGTTCGCATTCGCGGCGCCTGGCGTTTGCGGCGGTTCGTCGCTGGCAGCCGGCGTTGCAGCCGCGCCGCCACCCGACGCGAGCCCCTTCAGCAGCGTCTGTACCTGCGCGAGGTCTTCGTCGCTGATCTTGCCGCGCAGCAGGCCAAGAACCCCTTCGAGCTTCGGATCGTCGTCGTCCTCGGCAACTCCGCCGTCCGGTTGCTCACCATCGAGCCGATCGAGCAGCTCGACAACATCCTGAATGTCGGCATCGCTCGCGAGATGCGGTTTGATCGCGGCCACAATGCCGGGCTTGCGCTCCAGCCAGTTCCGCTTCTTCACGCCGGAGAGGACGGCATCCAGATCCAGTGCGGCGTCTGCCGCCATCTTCGGCTTGAGGACGGCCAGCAAGGCCCCCTTCGCCATTACTGCTTTCTTGCTGAGAGGCTTGCTCACGGGTTTTGCTCCATTCAGGTTGAGAGACGAGTCGCCGACCATCACGTCCGGACCGGCACGGCCCTTCTTGACGACCGCGACATGGTTGAAAACGATGTCGCGCATGACACCGTCATACGGCACGCCCTCATACGTGCCCGGTGTCATGTCTGCGCGGTAGTAGTACGCGCAGCTGATTTCTTGCTGATCGCCGGTATCGATGCCCCGGATAGCGTCCTGCACCCAGATCACCAGCGATTGATCGAGATACGGCGCGTTGAACACGGCGTCCGAACCCGTTGCACCGATCACGCACTCGGGCCGGTGATCAACCGCACTCACCGGCACATGTACGTTTAGGACCGGGATTTTGTTCGCAGTCGGCGCGCCCTTTTCGAGCTCGTCGGGATCACGAAGCAGCATGTAAATGCGCTTCGGATCGAGCCCGAGTTCTTCGAAGTCCGGGATTTCGTCGCCGCGGTACGGGCAGACGTTGGCCTTGCTGATGTGCGTCAACTCGACGTGCAACCGGCCGTCCTTGTCGAAGGACCGCACACTTGCCTTGTCGAAGGCGAGCCGGTTGGCTGACACGAGCGCGGACTCCATCGCCGCATCCATTGCCATGTCTTGAGCGGGCCGCCCACGCGCCGCCAGCTCAATGGTCTCCTTCACACCGGGATGCAATGGCTGCGGCGGATTTGCCAGCGGTGCCCACCGAAACGCCGTGTGCTCGTCACGCTGCAGCTTCGGTGTGAACCGACGAAGGACATTCATCTGGAAGGTCACGAAGTCGACGCCTTCGAGGTCTTCAACGCTGGACATAAGCGTCAACTGACCATACGGCAACGCTCCGATTTCCTCGCGGGTTTCACGCAGCGCGGTTTCCTCGGGCGTTTCGCCATCGTCAGACCGGCCGCCCGGGAAATCCCATTCGTTCGGGTGATTGGCATCGGGCGCGCGTCGAATGAACAACGCTTCCCCCTGCGGCGTCACCATGCAGATACCAGCGCCCTTGATGCGCTCGTCGGAGGCAAGCGCTGCCCTCCGCTGCTTTCTCGAAGCTCGCGGATCAGTTGTGGTTTTTGCCATAGTTGATTCAGTCTTGGCGGCCGGGGATGACAGCCTGCCCGGTGCACCGGCAATTCGGTAGTTGACCGGGCCAGATGTACTCACCGTCTATCAGGCACCCCTTGGCAACGTCGTAGAGCTTTCCCTTGCCGCCGTCCTCCCGGCTCGCCTCAACGTGCGATTCCCGCGGGTGCTTGCCTGCGTGCGAGTGCCGCCAACGCGCCTGAGTAATGCCCAGTTCCTGTTGGCGTGTCCTGTTGATGACGGAGGTCATCTTGTTGGCCTGATCGCGTGCAATAAACGAGGCGCGCCGCCGCGTCACCGAATACCGCGTTTCCAACTCGTCGGTCAGGGTCTTCAGGTTTCGGCCTTGCAGCATGGCCCGCATCACCAACCCCTCGACCTCAGAGAGGTGTTGCCTCGCGATACTCTTGATCAGGCCGACGTTCTCGCCGACCGACGCCTGCATGGCGTTGTTCACGGCCGGTGTGGCCTTGAACTGCACTGTGAACCCTGCCTTCGAGAGCGCATCGCGAAGCTGCAAATCGGTGTTTTCGAGCGAGCGCTCCACGAAATGTTTCGCTAGACGGTCAGCGCACTTGGCGAATTCCTTCGCCCACTTCTTGGAGAGCCTGTCAATCACAGTCCGCATCGCTCGCGCTGAGCTGCCGTCGCGCACAGAGCCTCGTGCGGCATCCTGCGCAAGTAACGGCGGTGGATTGGCGCGAAACTGGGCCGTAATCCAGTAGACGAGCGACTTGTGCATCGCCCCAACCCACTTGTCGAGTTCACGCTGATACCGAGCCTCAAGCCCTGCATTCGGACGGATCGGTCGCAGCAGGATGTCTTTCCCCGTCGGCGAAACCAATCCTCGCTGGGTCATGACGTAACGGCCTCCGGCTCATCCTCGGTTTTCATACCGCTCACCCGCTCGGCATGCTCGAGCGGGCCGCCCTCGGGGTCCGGTGGCTCAGGCAATTCAATCCCGAGTTCCAAACCAGCGTATGGTGACCCCTCCTCAGTTGCGATTCGGGTGCGCGACTCTTCTGGTTGAATCACCGTGGCACCGATCAGCGTTGCATCCGTATCCGCATTGATCTTGCGGATATTTGCTGCCTGCTCTGCGGTGATGACCTTGAGTTGGTTCCACTCGAAATGGATGTCAGGGTCGATTTCCCCGAAAAGCGACAACTGCACCAAGCGCAGAAGCTTCTCGATGACCGGCGAGTAGATTTCCTGACTGGCCGCCAGGGTGTCTTGGAACACCTCGATCTCGTCCTGACTCGACGCGTTCAGGCCGGCCGGCGTGATGCCTGTCAGATAGACGAGCGGAAGGCCGGATGGCGCACATTGCTGTTCCTGTGCCTGAGCCTGCAGTTTGTCGAGACTCCCCAGCGGCGCCGAGACGTTGCCGAAATCCTCGCTGTCCCGGTTGATCGCGTTGACACCGTGGTTATCCCGTCCGATGTTGAAAATCTGCAGGCGCCTCAACAGATTTTCGATGCCGCCGTTCTGCATGACCGTGCTCATGTCGGTCTTCAGCGTCCACACGGTAAACGCGTGAATCAAGTCAGAAACCGACTGGCGCGTCCGAAGCCAGTTGTCTACATATGGCTTCATCATCTGAAGCAGCGACAGGCCAGCGAAGGCGTATGCCGGCTTGAGGATATCCGGCACCTCCCGGGAAACGACCGTCATCAGCCGGCTTGAATGGATCTCCCGGCCCATCACAAACCAGCTCGTCGGCTGATAGAAGGTCGGGTCGAGCGGATCGTCGGCGTTGTAGCCGTTCGGATAGCTCCAGATCGGTTCAACCACCTTCAGCCGCTTGATCGAATTCCGACCGATCTTTGCGCTCGATTCCACGAGCTCAGTCCGCAATTCGGCGTTTCCGCGGGCATCGCGCCCGTCCCCCAAATCGATGAAGATCTGCGCTCGACCGGACAATCCGTCGTGCAGGATTGCGCGCCGAACGACGCTCTGCACATCAAGCCGCTTGAACTCGGCGTCGATCTGCGCAATCTTCGCCGACTTGTTCTCGTCCCCCTTCGCCTTGATAGTGAGCCATTTCCGCGTCATCTCTCGCGCGTACACCTCGGCCGGGCGACGAAATTCAGGGATCTGCGACCAGTTCGCCAGTACGGAGAACCCCGGGAAGGCGTAGCCATCGCCAAACACCGAATTTACGTCTTCGAGCGCCCCCATATTCGCCGCTGCCTGCGCGTCAAAGCACGCATCCATCGCGATCTTCGCACCGGTCACCTTCCTCGGCAGGACGCCTGCAATCGGCTCGTATGGCTTGAACAGCGTGACCTCAGCCGATTTGCGCTTGCGCGAGCCTGGGTGTATGCGCATCGTCGCGACGGCCTCAGCCGAAACCTCCATCAGACGGCGTTCTTCCGCCTTGGCTTTCTTACGCGCAGGCTCAGCGCTGCGGCGGCGCGGGGCCGCAGCAGTAGATGACGATTTGCGATTCATTAGTTGGATCTTCTCGCGCGAGCGAATTGCGTAACTGCGTCGTCGCTGATAACCATGGGGCCGGCGCCGACGAGCATATCCATGATTGCGTCCACCATCGGATCGATCTGGTCATCGTGCATGTGCGTATCGTCGGCCGTGAACGAATCGCATTCGGTCACAAAATCGCTGACCCATGGAGCATTCAACGGAATACAAACGTTACCCGCGTCAATGTGACTGACGACGTCCATCACACGCGTGAGCTTGTCTTTGTCCCGCGGCATACCAACGATTGGAACGCCGCCTTCAGACTGGACTTCTTGAATCAGGCCCGTGCCACTCGCTTTGTCCTCGACAACCATCTGGCGAAGGACGGGTGCGTCAGGATTCCCGGCACCCAACTCCTTATGCTTGTTCCAGAAGTCCTTCGCGCGCTTCTTGAGCTCGGGCGCTTCCCACTTACCGCGAATCAGATCGAGTAGATAGATCCGGTTGTCGTGGCCGTATCCCCAGCACTCGAAGACGCTGTAGTCGTTCCGCTCGCCCGTCTTCTGTGCGGTGTCAGCGAAGATCTTCCGGTACTGGAGTTGCGGCAACGCGCCGTAACGCACGAATTTGCCGCTCTGGATGATCCCGCCGCCTAGCGGCGACGGCCGCTGCATGTACTGACCGCTGAAGACATAGGAGTCAGCCTTCTCGAGCGCGAGCAGGTCCTGCAGCGGCTCCTTGTATGGCCAGTAGCTGAACCGGCCGTCGTCGTCACGCTCCGAGTCGTCGACCATCGCGCGGATGTGCTCGGGCAGCGCTGCGACGTAATCGTCGGTTATCAGTGCCGGGATCTCGACGAACGTCCAGTCGCCCGGTACCTTGCCGGCCTTGATGAATCCGGTCGGGTCTTCTTCGGCGAGCCGCTGCATGATCACGATGATCGGCGTGTCCGGCTGCGCCTTTCGACTCTTCACGGTCGACAGCAGCTTGCGATTCGCCTTGTTGCGATTCGTCTTACTGTATGCGTCCTCAACCTTCAGCGGATCGTCGATGATGATCGCGCCTTGCCATCCTTCAGCCATATGGCCGGCGCGGAAGCCCGTGATCTGGCCGCCGAGCGATACTGCATACACGCCGCCGGCCTTCTTGCCGTCAACGACGACATTCCACCGCTTCTTGGATTTTGCGTCGTCCGCAATCGCCAGCGGCCAGAGTGCCTGGTACTCGTCTGACGCGACGATTTCACGCGCCGTTTCGCTGTTCAGCAGCGCCAGGTCGTCCGAGTACGAGATGTGCAGGAACCGAGCACGGGGGTTCTTCGCCAGCCCGCGCGCAATAAGGTTGATCGCGACGAGCTCAGTTTTCGATGAGCCGGGCGGAACGTTGATGATGACGTTCTTCAGCTCCCCGTCGATGACCCGCTCCACCGTGTCCGCGATCAGAACGTGGTGCCAGTTCACACGGAACTTGATGCCTTGCCGGTGCTTGAAGAAGTACCGACTGAAAAACAGGTGATCGCGCTCGCACTTCGCCTTCAGGACCGCCCGCTCAACGGCGGGGTCAATACTCGTCTTCGAGTTTGGCGACTGCGGCTGCGACCTGCTGTTCATCGACGACAACCGTCCTATTCTCGATCGGCGCGCCGTCCCGCCCGGTATGCTCCAGCCGGTGTTTGTTCGTGAACGCGTCGCCTGATTCCTTCGCTGCCTGCTCGAGCAATTGGGCCATCAGGGGCAAGTTGCCGCGCTCCTCCGCCACGCCTGCGGCTCGATCCAGTTTGCGCAAACGGACTGCGCGGTGGGCGATGCCGATGCGAGACGTGTCGTTCAAAAAGGCTTCGCGTGTCCTTTCGAAGATGGTCCGATATTTCTTGCCAAGCCTCTCGCCGGCACGCTTCGTCGGATCATAAGCCTCGCACTGTTGGGGCGTCACAGCCAACCCTAGTTCCGCCTTGATGTCCTTCGCGACCTGTGACGGTGTATCGAAGCAGGCAAGCGCCTGAACGATGCGTAGTTTCACGTTATCAGGAAGGGTGGCCATACTTGCGATTCTTTCAAGGCACTATCTAACTAGGCGGCACGCAGCCGACACGTCCCGCATGCATGTGCGATTGCGACATGACCAACCTCCGGCCGACGCTGTGCTGCGGCGACAAACTTCTCCGTGTCACCCGCGCCGCCGCCGATTCCATAACGCCGAACGATACCGACGAATTCCTCGACGTCGTGCCCGCGGATGCCGAGCTTCGGCATGCCGTCCTTCGTGAATGCCGGTGCGCCGAACTCGTCGGTGCGCTGGCCGATGTGATACAGCTCATGCTCGACGAGCGCGCACCACTGGAGGTCGTTGCACTCGCGCGCGTAGTGCGCGTCGAGCGTAATCAGGAACGCCGGCACTCGGCCGAACCACTCGAGGTACTGCTGTTCTTGCCGTGCGCGTTGCCAGCCGCCCGCACGAATCGCAACCTCTTCGCACTGGCCGACGACTCGGCGCATCTGACGCGTATTCTCGACTGCAGCCCACAGATAGCAGATGTCACCATCGATCAGGTGCTGATGGTCTGGGTTGTACAGTGGCGCGCCGTCGCGCAGCAGATTCTCGGACACCCATTCCGCAACGCCATCGGCGGGAGCGATATGCCGAATCCAATTCGACGGGTCGAACAGGAACTCCGGCGCCATAGGGCGACTGGCCATGTCTTTCGGACCGGCAACAGTTCGGGTACGCGTTGCCATCTATTTCCTTCGCGCCGCCATCCGATCACGGAGGCGGAAAGTGCTACCAGGTCACTGCCTGTATAGCCGAGTAGGTCGCCGCATCCTTCACGGCTGTCTTCAGGTTCTGGAGATGCTGAAATGCGAGCGCCCCCTGTGCGCCGATCACCTGCGCGAGGCCCTGCATGTCGGCATACGAGAACGGCACCTGGGTATTGTCTGCCGCGACCCAGTAAAAGCCTTCCGGTGTCGCGCCGGCCACCTGGAACGCCAGCAGCATCGACTGTAGGTTATAGACGCTCTGCGAGTCGGCCTGAAACGCCTTCTGCACGCCAGCCTGCGTCGTGAATGACACCGGCTGCTGGATCGCTTGCGCGTATGCACTCGCCAACGCCGCCAACTTTGCAGTCCGCGCGACAGACAGCTCATCCGCGTTCAGCGAGCGCACGATCCACACGCCATTCGCAACATCGGCGACGACCACACTATCGGCGCCCACGGCTGCGGGGGGGGCCACGTCGAGGCTAAACGGGATCGACAAACTGTCGTCCACTTCCCCGGCATAGCGCAGGGTGTCGGGATAGTAGAGGTATTTCATCGCAGGAATCCAGACCCACAAATAATAACGCTTGACGTTATTAACGCATCGCGTTACTATACGTCCATGATCACATCGTTCAACTGCCACGACACCGAGGCGCTGTTCCGCGGCGAGAGGATCGCCCGCTTCGTGAACATCGAGCGCGTCGCGATCCGCAAGCTTCAGCAGTTGCACGCTGCCGCGGATCTGGTCTTCCTCCGCATCCCGCCGAACAACCGGCTCGAAGCGCTCAAGGGCGACCGGAAAGGCCAGTACAGCATCCGAATCAACGACCAATGGCGCATCTGCTTCACATTTGCCGGCGGTCTAGCCTCAGATGTTGAGATCGTCGACTACCACTAATCCACAACCCGGAGAAAGTCATGACCCGAGAAGTACCACTGGCGACGCCCGGAGAAATCTTGGCGCTCGACTGGCTTGAGCCGATGGGCATCAGCCAATATGCGCTTGCCAAAGCGATCGACGTGCCGGCCCGCCGGATCAATGAGATCGTCAAGGGCGAACGTGCGATCAGTGCGGATACCGCCGTGCGCCTCGGCGCCTTTTTCGGTACCGATCCGCAAAGCTGGATGAACCTTCAGACGCATTACGACACCGAAATCGCGCGCGAGAAGATCGGCGAAGCCAAACTCGAAGCAATCCGACATCACGCCGTCGCGGCGTAAGCTCGCTCAGCGAACGTCGCGAGACTCGAACAGCGCTTCTGCTGCCCGCTTCGCCGCTGCCTTGCTCGCTACCGTCTTCACCCCGCTCTCGCGGGCAATCTTGAGCGCGCGGGCATCGGCTTCTTGTCGCCGCTCCAATATCTCCATCGGATCGCGGTAGAGATGTCGCGGCAGTGGCTCAGGAAATCGCATAGGCACAAAAGCGAAACCCCGCGCGAGGCGGGGTCGGTTGGAGCGAGCGGCCGGAATCGAACCGGCGACGCGCAGCTTGGAGGGCTGCCGTTCTACCGACTGAACTACGCTCGCGGAAAGAGAGAACGGCCGGCGCTGAGCTCCGGCTCTGGTGTGCCTGTGTTCATCCACGGCGAAGCGCGGATATAACGCATCGCAAACCCCTCGGGGGAAAGGAGGCGGCAACGGTCCATCCACCTTTTACTGCTTGGCCCTTCACCGACGGGCACTCGTCAGGTTGCGCGACAGCCCACGCAATTCGCCCTCTGTGGATGGCTCTGGACTCGAACCAGAAAGGCCGAAGCAACGGTTTTACAGACCGCCCCCGATAAGCCAATTACGGGACTACCCATCCACAGAAAGCGCCCGTATCGCAGGGCCAGCGGCACGCTATGGGCGCTGCACCCGGGATGCCCTTCCCGGCAGTGTGTTGAAGCGTTCGTGTCGTCGGTGCCGTCACCTGGTTAGCGAGGGTGGGTGCTCCTCAACCATCGGGCAAGTCTGAACCCATGCGGACTGTCGTGCCGCTTCTACGTGACATCAGCGCCTTCGCGCCGACAGATCTTCACCCCTCGCTCAGTCCATACAGACTCCCGAAGGACGTTAACGAAAAAGCCCGCTGGCTTTTGGCTCAGCGGGCAATTTCGGGACGCATCTTCCCGGGACAAACTATATCTGCCTTTTTCCGTGTTTACAACCCCTTTTTTCACACGCCATCAATCCGCTGCTACGCGCGCTTCTGCTGCCTCGCCCATCGCGATCAGATGCTTGGATACCAGCATCGGGAACAGCCGTTCTTTCGCGGCTTGGTAAGTGGCGTGCCGTTCACCGGCACGACCGCTACTCCAAACCTGGTACCCGCATTCCTTGTTGCGCATGCTGGTCGAAATTGCCGCGCGCTGCTCAGGTGGCAGCACGTCGACGCAGAGCTGAACCTGTTCGGCCCTCTGGTCTTCAACCCACTGGTCCGCCTGTTCGTCGAGTTCTGCGTCATTCATCGGCGTCTCGTATCCGCGGCAGGTCCGATCCTCCGGGCGATAATAGTGCGCCAATTGCTCAGCGTGCGACTGCCGGATCTGCCAGCGGTACCACATCAGCAGGAGTTCTTCGATTTGTTGGCTCTGATCGGGCGTCATGGCCGTCCTGTTTCCAAGTTTGAAATTCACGGAAGTTCCCTTGCGGTTCGAGATCGCATCACAGCGAAAAACTGATGCCGTGGTGCGTGAACCAGTCGCCGAGCGCATACCGCAGCGTTCTGTTCTGCGGCCACGGATACTCGATCTTCACCCCATGCTCGGTTTCAGTAATCGCGCCGCTGAACGGACATTCGTCGAACGCGATAAGCTCTGCCCCGGTTACGGCGTCTCGATGCCGCAAGGCCGACTCGACCAGCCGTTCAGGAACATCTGCATAGAAGACGTAGGCGCTCGCACTCATGCTTCGATTCGGCTTACCGAGATAACCGGCGTCAGGCGCGCCGATCCGCGCCCGACTGATCCATGCCATTCAACCTCGGCAACTACATAACAAGCGCCAAGCACTTGGATCTCCGATCTGCTCAGCAGGGCGTCGACAGTGCTTTCGTATTGCTCACTAGAAGCGAGCGGGAACCAACCATGTTTCAAGTTCATTCGCCAGTCTCCGCAACGCTCAGTTCGAGCTCCCCCCCGTCAATTCGCGCGAGATACGACCCGAGCGTCTTCGCATTCCAGTTCACGGGAACCGTCACCTCGTAGGTTCCGTCCGGCTTCCATCCGTAAGCCGACGCCTTCCCGCGGTATTGGTCCGGAAGGATCACATCTGCGTAAATCCATGCCGGCTCGGGCTTTGCGGGCGTACCTCGACGAACCGGGCCGCGCAGTCGTACTGCCTGGCATTCGAATGTTTCGTAGTTCTCGCGGTAGTAGCGCCAGTGGCGCACGGCCGGCAATGACATCTTGACCTTAAGCCTCATACTGCCTCCGGTCGACGGGCAGGAAGTGACAACCGGCCGGAATAGCGCTTGATCAAGACAACTGTCAACACCACGCCGCTCGCCAGTGCGAGACACACCAACCCCAGCCCGAGCAGCACAACAGCGCCGCCGTCGTCGTCGCTATCGAACAGCTTGGACACGCTGTCGAATGCGCCGGGGATACCATCGACGGCAGCCGCCATGTTGTGAATCTGCGCGAATGTGTTGTATGTAGCCGATCCCATATCCAAGAGACTGCGCGTGCGGAATGCGACGATCCATGATTGGATCGTGATGATCAGGCCCGTCCCGATGGCCGGGACGATGATGAGCAAATACCAGAGCGACATCGCGCCCGTGGCGGCCCTCATCGGCAAATGACCCGTCGCATACAGTACATAACCGACAACGAAACCGATCACGCTGCTGAAGCCGATCGCCGACTGAATGGCACCGCACCACGCGAGCAAGCGAATGAAGCCGCCGAGCGATTTCGATTCGTTCCAGATACCCCCCACCGACCAGCAGTTGAACCAGCTAATTCCGAAGTTCAGCGCGAGAAGAAAAACAATCTGCATTTACACAACCTCCTGCTCAAGTTGACTGACACCCATCTTTCGGTCACGCACCGGCACCCATTCCTCAAATGCCCGATCCCACACGTCGAACTTGACCTGCTTCGGCGTTCCGACGCGGTTCTGGTCAATCCATGCGTGACACCACATGCAGCCCGGAACCGTGAATTCGTTTTTCGCCTTCATGCCGCCCGCCTTCCCATGACGCTCTTGGTTCGAATGGCACGGCACTACCGTGTCATCGAGCGGGTTGCGCCGACAGACACTTGGCACACGCAGGTAGCACGGCTCGCCGCGGCACGCCGCCAGATACTTCGAGCCTTCGGCAACGGTCGGCCGCTTGCGGCTCTGCCTCATCGCGGTCTTTCGCGGTGCCTGTTCCGGCAACGGTGAGTTTTTTCGGGACCATGAACCCCGCGCGAGCGGCTTTTTTCGCGGGCCAAATCCTGTTCGTTTCATATCAACACCCCACAAACAACAACCTGTTGTCGTATCAGCCGCACCGCCGCACCAACATCGCAAGGGATGCATTTGCGTCCAACGACTGCTGGTAGCCGGCGAGTGTGCTAGTCAAGTCCGGGCCGATACGGGCGTCCAACCGAGCCGGACCGCCGCACGTGCCCGCGACCGAATAGCGGCGTACACCCCTCATGGTTTTGACATCGAGCCGCGTGAGAGCCGGATCACTGCCAAGAAGGCTGCGGATGGTCGACAGGGGCATGTCCACCATCGCCGCGAGTTCCTGCGCGGTATAGCGAATACCGGGTTTCATCGCTGCGATCAGCGCTCCGAGGGTGAATTTCTTCTTCACGCTGCGGCCCTCGCTGAAGCAACCATGGCGCGAATGGCTTGGCCGGCCCACGCAATCGATGTCAGCGCTTCTGCCTCGCGCGCCGCCGTAGCCGCGACCTGATCCCGTCGCGTTTGCCATCTCGTGCTGACCGTCCAGTCGTCCGAGCATTCGAACGGCTTCCCGGTGTATGTCAGCGGATACACGGTATGGCCCTTCGAGCCGGGAACACGCTTCTTCTGGCCCCGTGTGAGGTAGCCCCGTGCAATCAGCGTCCGAATCGTTTCCCGAGTTCCGCCGCCTTCGCCGAGCCCCAGCACTCGTGCGACTTCGCTGGCATGCGTGCCCGGGGTAGCCTTTACGTACTCGAGGATCTTTCGGGAGATCGGCCCCATCTTTCCTTCGGTCATTAGAATTCCTCCATTTGCCAGCCACCGCCGGCCTTCTTCGTTTTCGCCGTCACGGCAATGAAGCGAATCGGATACTGATCCGCAGCCACCTTGATCTTGACGCGCGCGTCGTCCTGCCAATGCCCCTTGACCTCGTGCGCCTCAAGTCGACCGTCCGCCAACATCACGGCGAAATCCGGTGTGTAAAACGTGTTGTCCGCCAACCGGAACTTGATGCCCTCAAATCGATACCAAGCGATCTCGCCGGCCTGCTTGAGCCCTTCCAGGTGCTCCGCATATCGCTTTTCGGTCTGGTTCATTTCGCCAGTTTTCAAGCGGCCAAGTGCCTGCATGCGCGTCTTCGTATCCGTGTTCACTGGCGTTGACGGCCTCGGCTTCTGCATCGACAGCGGCACCGGCGCGCCCGGATCGAAGCCACCCGCGATGTCGTCGAACTCCGAAGGCGGCTGCACACCGGTTTTCCGGGCGATCTCGCGCGCCGCTGAACTGCGGCCCACCGCCCAGCTATCCCGCACACGTGCCGTCCCTACGGTTTGCGCGTCAGCGTCGATCCGCATCGGCCAAGTTGTTCGCTTCGTCATGCCTGCTTCCCCGTGGCGTTGAAAATTGCCTCTCGCGCGATGTTCAGCTTGTTCAGCGGCACTTTCCCCGTCCGCACCTCCTCGTCGATGATCCGTTGCGCCCATCCGATGTTTCCTCCCCTCGACACGTTGCGGAGTAGGTCCGAAGCGTTCAATTCATCGAGCCGTTGGCGACCGAACTCTCGCGTGGACTCGGCTGTCTTCGGCGCCTGAAGCATCGGAACTCGCGGCGGCACCGGGAGGACTTGCCCCTCAAGAACCTTTTTCAATGCCGCCTCGAACCTCGGCTTCAACTGCGAGAACGTCTGGCCGAGCATGTCGTGTTCGCCCACCTTCGCGGCCGCCCAGAAGATCGCCGGATTCGTCCAAACGTCCTTACTGTGCTGCCGCGCCTGCATCTGCTCGATCGCCTCATAAAGCGCGGCGTCGATATCGATCGGTGGCTTGCAAACCTTCAGGAACTCGCTGATCGACGGCGGCCAGTCGTATGCCCTGCGACAGCCCCGGATACCGTCCGAAATCATCTGCGTCGTGATCCCTTCCTCATCGAACGCTTCCGCCCACGATTCACGCCAGTTCGCTATCGATTGCTCGCTCGGGAACGACGCGCGCCAGCGGTTCGGGTACAGGCCGTCGAGCCGATTGAACAGGTGATCCATCAACGACATTCCGAGTCGTGGATGGACCTCATGCCACTCGCTTGGCTTCAACATCGATGCATTCGTCGGTGCGTTCATGGGGTGCAGTTGGTCGGTTGCGATTCACGTAGGCGACGGGGTCGAACTTCTGAGCCGATGCGGGAGGCGATGCTCGTGCCGCCCCGCTTCCATCGACTACCCACTTGGCCTTAAATCCAGCCCACCCTTCTTCGACGGCTCGCTGTACAGCCGCGCTCGCCGTCAAACCGCATTCCGCAGCCTCGCGCTTCACCGCCTCCCAAGCCGTCGCCGTCAACGGCAGGCGCTTGGTCTTTCGTATGCGCAGCCAGTCGGCGGCATGCTGCCGCTCAACGCCTTCCGCCACGAGTGCCTTCACCGTCAACGGCTTTTCGTCGGCCTCTGGCTTCTCGCTCGGGCCATCGACATCAGCACCCGGCGAAGCTGGGTGCGTATGTTTTTTATCTTTCTCTGTATCTGTATCTGTATCTGTATCTGTACGCGTGACACGACCGTGACCGTCCGGGACATGTTCGTGACTGTCACGCGTGACACGTCCGTGACTGTCCGGGACATACCCGTGACCGTCCGGGGCGCGGCCTTCGGACTCATCCGGCGAAGCCGCCCCATCGGCAGCTTTCGCGCGCTCGCGCTGGCGACGCTTACGTTCAGCACCCGTCGGATCACCATCGCTCTTGAATTGGCGCGTGTTCCAATCGAGCGGCTGGAGCGTGTCGCGATCGATCAGATCGACCTCGGCAAGTCGGCGAACGACTTCCTCGAGCTCATCGACCTGCAATCCGAGCTTCACTGCGACCTTGCGTTTGAGAAGCGCCCCGCCTTCGTCAACGATCCCTTTTCCTTTGCAGCAAAGGATCGCGAGGTAATACCAACGGTCGCTCGGAGCGATCAGGCGCAGCTTCTCATCGTCGACAGCATCGGTGTGCATGCGAAACCACGGCATCTTCTTTTCCATGCGCTTGCCTCAATGCCCGCACGGCAGATCGCCGCGGTCGTCCGTGGTCGCACCGCACGACAGACAACGACGCCCAGCCCGCTGTACGTCGTCAGCCGAGCCGGGCTCGGATCGCACCGGGTCGCCGCTGACAGATGCCGACCCGGCCATGCTCCAGGCGCTTCTCAATTCGTCGATCAGCCTCATTCCGCGACGCCCCCTGCCGCTTCAGCCGCATCTACGCCGATCACCCACCGCAGGCCCTCCGCGCGCTCGACGTTGCCCTCTTTGATCGCCTTATCCAGTTCGGCAGCGATCTGCTTCCGAGTTTTCATTCGCGTCTCGACCTTGCCCGTCAGTGCCGCCCGCTGCCTCCGCGCACGCTCGTGGGGCTTGACGCCATCACCCGCCGCAATCAGCTCTTTCACTTTCTCGCGCTGCTCATCCGGTTTGAGTGTCGCCAGTTGCCGCGCCTGCGTCGCCGTGATCTGACCAGCGTCGACCGCCGTCTGGACGGCCTTACTACATGTCAGCAGCGCGAGCGTGCCCTTGACCGTCGACACGCCGCAGCGAAACGCCTTTGCGATCTGCGCCTCGTCGTAGGCCATCGACGCCAGAATCTGCATTTTTCGAGCGCGGCCCATAGGCGTATCGGGCTCGCGCGCCTCGTTTTCGCTGACGATCGCCACGAGGGCTGATCGCAGATTGCCGCGATACACATACGCCCCGATTTGGATTGGCTTTTCCCCGCGCGCCAGCCGCCACTGGTTCGCCAGGCGCGTTGCCTTCACGCGCTGCCGTCCCATTACGACTTCAGTCGCGCCAGTTTCGGTGTTCTTGACAACGCTGATCGGCATCAGCACGGCGTTGTTTAGGTCAATGTTTGCTGCGAGCCCTTCGTCGACTGCCAAATGGACGCGCTCGTCATACAGCGGAGATTTTTCGTCCATGACGAGCGTCAGCGCATCAGGATCGAAATACAGCAGGTTCGTTTTCCCTGCCGCGCCGTAGACGTCAATACTGTTCTTTGCCATTACAGCTCCTATGCTTGAGGCTATTCACAAAGCCCATACGCAGATGCACACGCCGTTGCAGGCTCCGCGTCCGCGAGAAGGTCGTATTGCCGGCCGCCGCGGGTTGTCTTTGACCAATCGATGACCTGCCAGATATGCGATTCCGCGCCCGAGTGGCCTCCGTGGCTCGATAGGTGCATGAACGTCACCGGCGATCCCGGCCTGCAGACTGACGTAACCAGTCGCTCCCATTCGGCGATCCGCTCGATGTGCTCGGGGAAACGGCGCGCAATCTCGCGCAGCTCGGACTTCGACGCATTGATGCACGGCATGCAACCGACGCGGGACATGCCCTGCCGATACAGCGGGTTCGGCCGAATGTCAGCGAGCGCGTGCGCTTCGAAGACGTCATCGACGTTCCAACGCAGAATCGGCCGGTAGACCGCGTAATGACCACCTCGATGCTCATACGACGGTAGCCAGCGCCGGGCCTCGCTCTCGTCGGCACGCACGCCCTGCCACGATTCCACGGCGTAGCCGCTGTCGATCAGCGCCAGTTGGTACTCGGTGATCGGGTTGCGTTTCAGGTACTCGGTGCAGTACTGGCGTTTCCGCGACGGGAAACCGCCCTTCAACATGCAGACGTCGAGGAACGGATTACCGGTCGGGTGAAGCAGTTCCAGCGCGCGCCTCGCCGCCTCGGGCGTCCAGGCGTACATGAACTCTCGCTTGCCGTAGACTGCCGACTCAGGCTCGCCGGCTGCGATCCGCGCGAGGTTGGCGCGCTTCGTCGCGAACTCGTCATCGAACGATGCACGCACGACGTCGACTGGGATACCAAGCACACGCGGCAGGTATTCGAGCGCGTACTCATAGGTTGCCTCGTGCTCATTGCCGGTGTCGGCGAACACCGCCCGCACGTTCTCGTGTCCGTGCAGCTCGAGCGCGACGAGCAGCGTCGCCGTGCTGTCTTTGCCGCCCGACAGCGAGACGACATGAAGGGTTTGGCGCTCACTCATGCCGATACTCCTGCTGAACGTTCGATCGCCAGTGGAGACTGGTCGTCAACTAACTGGATACGTGCCCCAATCCAGCGCATCACGGGGACGGCCATGCTGTTGCCGAGCGCCTTGTAGCGCGGGCCATCGGCGGCACGTTTACTGCGCACGTTGATGAGGGTGTAGTCGTCCGGAAAGCCTTGCAGGCGCTCGCACTCGCGTGGCGTGAGACGCCGCACGGCAGACCCTGAGACCACTCCGTTGTGACGCCGAGAGCCGTTGTTGGAGTCGAGCGTGGCGTGAGCTTCGCCGAGCCGTACTCCGGACTGGCTGGATTGGAACGCGACTGCCAGATGGCCTCCGCCGTTCTGATGCGATCCGGCATGGCCCATGCTGCGCATCGTCGATGCGATCTCGCCGACACCGAATCCGTTCTGTCCAGATGCCTTGCAGTCGAACGCGATCGCCGGTGCGTGCGCGCTCGCCGCAAGCGGATGGCAAGCGTCGCCTGCGCGCGGCTGGCTGCGATTCGTCGGACTGGTGATCTGCGTTGTATCGAACGGAACCGGCACAAGCGGCGTACCGCGCCCCGTCCCGTCCTCGCCCGCATCAAAACCTTCACCGCGCAGCGAGTGCGCAACGAGCAACGTCTCCGTTTCGAAGTCCTGCCGTTGAGTCGATTTCGCGTTTAATGCTGCGGCAACCTCGATAGCGCCCGATGTGTTGTTGCCCCCGAACGCTTGCGGGATCAATCCACCATCGCACTCGAAGTCGGTTCCGAGTCCGCCACCGCCTTTAGTGCGTGCGCTAAGGGTCGGGGCAATTCCTTGCCGCGCTTTGCGGCTCGGCGCTGGATGCCCGAGCAGGCTTTCGCGCTCAAAAAGTACTGCTGCGGCACGTCGCCAGTCTCCAAGATGTCCGACAACGAACACACGGCGGCGTCGCTGGGCCACTCCGAAGTACTGAGCGTCAAGAACGCGGTAGGCGAACCCATACCCGAGCTCTGCCAACCCTCCGAGGAAGGTGCCAAAATCCCGTCCGTCATTCGACGACAGGACACCGGGGACGTTTTCCCAAACCAGCCAGCGGGGAGCGAAGCGCTCAGCAATGGCAAGATAGGTGAGCATGAGGTTGCCACGCGGATCAGCCAGTCCCTTTCGGAGTCCGGCGACGCTGAAGCTCTGGCAGGGAGTTCCGCCGACGAGAACATCGATAGCTGCATCGGGCCATTCCTTGAAACGTGTCATGTCGCCTAAGTTCGGGACGTGCGGATAGTGGTGCGCCAGCACCGCGCATGGAAACGGTTCGATTTCGCTGAACCATGCTGGCCGCCATCCGTGCGGATGCCATGCAACCGTTGCAGCCTCAATCCCCGAACAAACCGATCCGTATATCACGCGACCACCATCATTTATATAGGACTACTAATTCCAGACAGAAGCACTCTCCGCTGAAAGCGCTTTTGACGGGACCCCGCCCTTACATCACCAACGGACGCCGCACTCGCCGAACCCTTCGCGCGCGCAGTGACAGTTCACGCCGACCTTGCTCATCGTCGACAGGCCGTCGAGGTATTCACGCGAGACGCAACGCAGCTCAAGCGCATTCAGCCCCGCGTCGATCTTGTCGATCGTGATGCCGAGATTTCCCGACAGGAATCGGCTTACCTGCGTGTCATCCCAGCCCAGCGCCTTCGCCACCGGCCCGCGGCTACGCGGATCGCTCAGCGCCTCCCGAAATGCCCGCTCGATGCTGGGCTTTCGGACAACTTCAATCGTGCTCATTGCAATGCAACTCCGTTCAAAACTTCCTGAATGCGATTGCATGTCGATATGCGTAACCTGCAACCACTAACTCAACTCGATGCGATACAGCCCCATGGACCGCACCGCCAACACAGGTTCACGTTTCCTGACAATCGGGGTGAGGGTTCCGGCTCTCGCCCGTAGAATCAGCAGTTCTCACACGTACCTTTCCACTTTCAACTCTGAAGGAACCCTCATGAACGACAAAGACCGCGCGCGCATCTACCTGTACCGCTCGCCGATTGGACTTGTCAGCATTCGTCAAAACATCGGCGCGCAGGGCAATTGGCTTCTTTGCTTCGAGACCTTCCGACACTCGACGACAGGAGAACTGCTGTCGTCGACACAGCCAGTAAGCCTATGGCCCACAGCAGAAGACGCGGCGCGGGCCGTGTTTCAGCGGGACACGCGGTTTCAGCTATGGGATCAACTGCCGCTAGTTGTCTTCCCGGCGAGCCTCGAAGACTGGCAGGAAGCGTCGGCACTTGAATCGGTCCCAAAGCGGGATTGACAAGAACCACCTCCCTGTCGAGATCACATCTCGCACGCTGAGGCTTCATTTCGGCGCCCCTTCAACGTGACGCTGCGACCAGTCGCATGACAGCGCTAAGCCGCCTTGACCGCCTCCAACAGCCATGACACAAGGAACACCGTTGTCAGCAATGATCGAATTCACCTTCACATTTCCAGAAAGGTTGTTGGCGTATGGATCGCAGGCCGACAGCATCAGCGCTGCAAGGATCACCAGGCGCGTCATGCGACCTCCTTTTGATGGACGAGCTCCGGCCAGATCAAGTGCCAGTCGTCGGGGCGCAGGTCGGGGCGAGCAACCGCTCCACCTGTCGCCTTTTCAATCTCCACACAGCGCTCCGGAGAAATTGGGCGGTGCCCCTTGATCCATTGGTAGACGAGTCCCTGTGACACACCCAAAAGCCGGGCGAATGCCGCCTGTGATGTCTTCCGATCTGCGAGGTAGGTTGGGAGATCCATGGCTCAATGTAGCACTGCTACATCGACAAATCAAGCCATGCTTGATCAAAAACCAAATAGCATCGCTATATGAACATCTGGACTAGCGCTGAAGAAGCGGAGAATCTGGCGAAGCGCTTCCAAGGCGTGAACAGGAAAGAATTCGCCGCCCATCACTCGATCCCGGGTGGCGACAACATGATCTATCAGCACATAACGGCCCGGCGCCCTATAAGCAGAGAGGCCGCGGTCGCATACGCGCGCGCGTTCAACTGTGGACTCGAGGAAATCAGCCCACGCGTAGCGGTTGAGGTGCTCGAATTGGCTGCCTTGATTGGCAACCCGAGCAGCGTTGTGGGGGCAGCCACTGCCACGCCGTCCTGCACTTTGGAGAAATTGCGCCCGGAAAGCCGGACTCTTATTCATGCTATTGTCGATGCAGACAAGCATGGGGTGTCCCCCGAGGCCCTCAATCTATTGAAGGAGACGCTTAGGCTTCTTCGTCTTCCCGCTCGGCCTGCTCGGCTTCCCCCAGGCACGTTTGACGTGGAAGATCCATCCCAGTGATTGGTGTGAGGTTCCAGTCGTGCATCAACGCATATGCGCAGCGGCGGACCTCCCCGCTCTCGATGTCGCGGGCAACCACCCCCGCCCCCTGAATCTTTACTAGCCAATCGTGAACCCCAACGCCGCACCGCTCGACGACGCGCACGATTAACCCAATTCGCTCCCTGACCCCGCACTTCGTGACGATCGCCAGATCGTCCACCTTGCACCGAAGTTGCACTCCCGCTTTCGTCTCGCTCCGCATCTCACCCGCCACTTGAAACGTCCCTATTTGATGGCCGTGCGCTAGGTCACCGGCCATCCATTCCCGTCTGTTCGCAATTCGTCATAACAGACGTCACATAACATTCACTTTCAGCAATAATAACCAACCGCCCAGTCACTTAATATCTATCCCCATTTATTTTTCAAACATCGTTAATGCATGAAATCGGAAGACGATTGGCACACGATCAATGCGACCCCATTGAAATCCTTGACCACATTGGGTTTCCGCACGAACTCGTCGATGCGCTTCCGCATATCGTTGAGAATCGCCTCCGAGTACGTTTCAATTGTTCACATTGAAAGTAATCTTTTCTGATAATCGGTTGCGGTGAGATTGTTGTCAGTCAACCGGCAGCGTAGAACCACAAGCCACTCGTGCCGCTCGATCACCGGGCACCCCCGGAATCTGTTCTCTTGCCCCCTGACCTACTGTACATATATACAGTAAACTAGCGACGAAACGCCCGTTTGATTGACAACTTCCGTCACAAGGGTTGTCCCGGCACCGCTTAGCAGGAAGAATTCGAAAATTAAATTTCTAGCGCCGCGCCAAGGCATGCTTCGACCTGTACAATTTGGCCGGCAAGCGATAAGAAGGCGGGCATCTCATTGACAACAACCGCATACGACTTGGCAGCGAAGCTGCTGACGAGCGACTCGCGCTGGTCGATTGAACTCGGCACAACCAAAATCGCCTTTGTCGACGATGCCGGGTTTGACAAGATTGAAATCGTTGGCGACCATGCCTTCTTGTTTGCAGGCGATTCGATGGGAATCGACCTCTGGAAGAAGTACATTCACGGTGGCGGGGGGCCGAACATCCCGCCCTTGGATGGTATCGCTTTATTTGCGCTGAACGTTGTAAGTCAAGACATCGTCATCTCGTATGGGCAGGATATTGCCCTGCCAAATGCAAGCGAGTTGATGGCGAGTTTTGCCGGGTCGGGTGCCCGGCACGCGGCCAAATGTTGGGAAGTCAACCGCTGCGGCCGGCGGGCGATCGATACGGCGAAGAGTCTTGACATCTACACCGGTGGAACAACGAGGTTCGTGGACATCGCTACACGCGAAAACAATCTACTGAACGATATTGATGTGACGCACCTGGGCAAGCAATTCTTAGACAAGGGGATGATTATGTATCTCAAGGCACAGACCATCCGACCTATAGCAGCTGCGGCGGCCGACGATCAGGAAGTGAAGGATCTCTGCGACAAGATCGCACAAGGGTCCATTTCTCTTTCGGCCCCTTGCGACGCAATGCTCATGAAGCCGACCAAGGAAGATGAAGAGCGCGTGCGCGCTGGAATGCTGAAGATTTTCGGGAAATGACCGCGGTTCAGTCGCTATCGACGAAGCCCCGCCCCGCGCGGGGCTTTTCGTTTGCCAGCGCTTCGCGCGATGTGCGCTCCTTGCGTTCATGACTAGGACGACCATGATCAGAAAATCCTTCACCGTGGCGCAGTTGGCCCTTGCTGGCGCAATTGTCGGTGTGGCCGTAGCCAACCTTGTCGCCAGCTTCCTCGGTATCGACGGCCCTCATCAAGAAGTCGGCGCCGTCGTTGGTGGACTGTTGACGACTACGCTCGTGAAGGTCAACCATCTGGCCTGATTGCCGTGCTGGCAGCCAGTGACAGCGCCCCACCCCTCGCACGGCGTTTCAATTTGTGACTTTGCGCACGCCCGGTTTGCAGTAGATTTGTCCTCGGGCTGCCTCCAGCCCGACTCTCAATCGTTTAGGCCCGCCATCTGCGGGCCTTTTTTTCGCCCCTCGAATCTCCCTCACGCGCATCGCACTTACCGGCGCCCCTCACGGTACCCATTATTGTGCGTCCGTCGGTTCTACGATGATGGTTGTGTTGCCACGAGTCGTGTGAAGTTGACCCATCCAACGATTGGGGAGCCGGAGTCGCGGGGGTTTACGCAGCCCAGTTGCGGGTCGATCGTGGCCACGTCGCAAGTTGGCCCGGTATATGTGATGCGCACCCACGGCGTTTGACTCCCTGACGCCTCTGTCACATTGCGGACGGAGGCCGAATCTGCGCTCACCTTGGAATGTTTGGGGACAATGGCCAACGCCGAGCAAGTAGTCCCGGGGCATGAGCGAACGTTCATATCATTCGGGCCAATCCACATATCAGATGACTCAGTTGGCCCGGTGGCTTGCACGGGCTGAGCAGGCTGTTGTGGGGCATAAACGGGAGCCTGCGTTGATTGCGACGGCATCGTGATATTTCCGCCATCGGATTTTTGGCCATACGCGACAAGCTGCCCAGAGACAGCATCTTGCAGCATGCCACCCACGATCGACTCACTCGTCACGCGCAACGTTTCAGTTTTCGTCACCGTATCGCCGAGCAGCACCTCCGACTTTGCAAACTGGCAAGGTGCCTGACAACTCACCCTGTTCACCACCCCACCATCATTCGCATCAGTGCCCAAAATGAGAATGGTAAATGTTCCATTCTTATTCCCCTCGTAACGCATCATCATTAGCGGCTTTGTGGCAATGCCCTTCCGGACGTCCTCCTCACTCAGAGCCGCCTCGTAGCCATATGTGCCGTTGTCAACCATTTGGTAATTGTGAGTGGGCGGCGGCTTAGGTGACGCCAGCGATGGTGCGCTTGTCGCCGTCGGAGGAAGCCCCGGCGATGAAGCGGCCTGATTTCGATCTGATTCCTTGTCGCAGCCAGATAAAGCAACCGCCGCGACCAAAGCAAATGCCACCAATATTTTCATAAATACCCTCTTTCAATTGCCGATTATCTCTAGCCAGTATCGAAATATTGCGCCGATCTGACCCAAGTCCAGCGTAGCGACGGCCTGCATGATTGTCTAGCCTGACCCCATCAGTCACCCTCTCTGCTAAGCCAGCCGACGCTCGATCACGTCGCGCCCTTCAAAGGCCGCCCCTCCCCGCAGTCCACCGTCCCGGCCTCGTAATGCCTCAGTGATCCTGTTACAAATTTTCCGAGCCCCAATGAAGCATTGCTATTTACATTGAAATGTAGCGCTGCTATATTTTCCTCAATGCAGCACGCACCAAGAGCTGCACCGCTGAAGCGGGTAACGCAACACGAAGGGGAATGACGACATGAACAGCAAAGAACGCTCAGTCCGTATGAACGAACTGCTCGAGCGGGCCGGTATCAACGTCCGCCGCGTTACCTGCCTCGGCGCCTTCGTGCATGTCGACTCGTACAAGAAGTACGACCAGCAACTGCGCGGCATCTTCGGCCGTATGGGCGCGGCTGCGGTCAACGTCAGCGAAGGCCGTCACATGGATGGCGTCGACGGATACCGCATCGTCGCGCGTTTCGGCTAACCAACCCCGCCCGCCACAGGAGAACGACATGAACTTTGAACGCTTGATGCTCAGAGCCATTGGATTCGCTGCTGTCGCGTGCGGGTGTGTCGTTTTGTCGTGCATCGCATGCGCGGCCATCAAGCTAGTGCTGCTGATCTAACCAACCGCGCCCGCCCTGCGGGCAATCACACCACACCGAGGGAACGACATGCAGACCAGTAACTTTGCATTCCTACGCATCAAAGGCGATAACGCTCTGCTACGCGCCTGCCCGTTCCCTCGCCGCGGCGTCCGTGCAATCGCCACGGTGTTGGCGTATGGCGTCGGAATCGGCGTCTTCTGGCTGGTCTGTGTCGCGTTGCGTGCCGGAGGTGCGTCGTGAACAAGCGCCCGAAAGCCCCGCCGGCCGATCAACTCCACGCCGAGCGTCGATACCACGCCGGACAACTGGATGCGCTGGGGCAAGCGTTGAATGCCGCGCAGCAAGCGCAATCCCTCGATCATGCCCGCCGCAGCATCAAGTCACTGCTGGCAAACCTCAAGGTGCCGCGATGAAACGCGACGAGCGCTCGTTCTTTGATCGACATCCTGTGATCGCCATGATTTTCGGATTCACCGTCGCTTTCCTGATCGCCTATGTCGCCGTCCCGGATTCGAACGCGGCCGGCCTGGGGGCACCACTCGTGCGAGGTGAAGCATGAGCGCCCACACGACTCGTATTTCCGCTCGCGACATCGCCGTAAGCCCTGACGACCTCGCAGACGAGCTGGTCGCAATCGGCTGCAGCGGATCTCCCGACCGCGATCCGCCTTGCATGGTGGCATTAGCGCTCGCGCGCTGCCGTGCCCGGATCGACCGCGCCCGATGGGCGGCGGAGGACTCGCGCGCATCGACCGCGGTCGGATGGCGGCCCCCGCCGACACTGCGCCTCGTGAAGGTCAGCGGCAAGGATCGCGCAACCGGCGATTTCGAATAGTCCCCTTTGCCGCTCGCTCGCCCCGTAGGTGAGCGGCACTTTTTATTCCCACCCGTGCGGCACGCACATAGGAGTTCTAAATGGCAGCAGGTGATCTTTTCATGATGATGCTTCGCCGGATCGACGGCGGTTCAGTCCTCGCGCAGCTCGACGACATGGCGGTCGAGATGGCTCGCGAAGTCGACGCTCGCGGCGTGAAAGCCGGCATGTCGCTCGATATTGGCGTGCAGCCCGCAAAGCGAGGCGGCCAGGTCAAGGTGACGGCCAAGCCGAAACTGAAAATCCCGCCTCCTGCCCCCCCTCGAAGCAACGATGTTTGTCACGCCGGAAGGCTATCTCGTTGCAGACGATCCACGCCAGATCAAGCTCGACCTGAAGCGCGTCGATGGCGCGTCGGACGTTCCGCCGACCGACCTCAAGATGCCCTAACCCACCTCACCTCACAACAAGGAATCACACATGGACACCAATCTGGATAGCAACCTCGCCGAAACCCTCGCGCGCGAGATGAAGCAACCTATGGAAATCGTGTCGAACGCTAACGCGGACATTCGCCGAGTGGCACTCCCGCCCGGCTGGCACCTCGAAGAGCGCGACGATTCGAAGAAGCTGCCCGCACCACTGCGCAAGGTCGCGACTGTGCGCCTGCGCGATACCGACAGCTTCATCGAGTACGTGAAACGCCACGGCTCGCTGACCGACAGCACCGTCTGGTGTCAGGCTGACTACACGAAGGGGCAAGTTGCATTCGTCGCCATCATCAACGACCACGGTGAAGACCCGGACAAGGCCGCATGGCGCGACCACCGCGCGCACTTCTCGCCCGAGTTCAGCGAGGAATGGCGCCGCTGGATTGGCTCGAACGGTAAGAACGGGGCGATGTCGCAGTCCGACTTCGCCATGTTCCTCGAAGAGAACGCGAAGGATATCGTCAGTCCCGACGGTACCAATTTGCCGTCTGGCTCGGCAATGCTCGACATGGCGTCGAACTTCGAAGCGGTGCGGGACTGGAGCTACAAGAGCGCGATTCGGACCGCGACTGGTGGCGTCACGTTCACCCTCGTTGATACCGAGAACGAGCACACCGTGAAGCAAATGCAGGCGTTCGAAAAGTTCGCGATCGGCATCCCGGTGTTCCGCAATTCCCAAGCTTACCGAATCGACGCGCGCCTGCGATACCGCGTCACCGGAGCGAAGCTCGCGTTCTGGTACGAGCTGATCCGTCCGGACATGGTGCTCGAGGACTCGGCTAATGCCGTGATCAGTGCGATTCGCGAAAAGACCGGCAACCCGTTCTTCTTCGGCGATCCGTTCACGAGCTAACGGCTTTGCGGTTTCCGGTTCTCCGCAGGGACCTGTCTTGTCTCGAAAACCGGGCGTAGCTGTGTGTCTTGGATCTTCTGGCGGCTCTTACAGCGCCATCTTTTTCAAAGCCTCAACGGTGGGTGCTCGGTGTGACGGGTGGGCGCCGTCACAAAACCAACCGGTCCGCCTACACGCTGCCATATGCGAACCGAGCACCCAGCCTTTGAGGCTTTATCTGTAGAGGAAGCGATGAAAGCACTGTCGATACGTCAGCCGTGGGCGTGGTTGATCGTCCAAGGTCTCAAGGACATCGAGAACCGCACCTGGCCGACGCGTTTCCGCGGCCGCGTGCTGATTCACGCGAGCAAAGGCATGACGAAGGCCGAGTACGAAGACGTCGAACTCTTCGCCGAGGGTCTGCAGTTGCCGGCTCGCGAAGAGCTGGAGCGAGGTGGAATCGTGGGCGTCGTAACGATCACCGACTGCGTGCTGCCGGCGCACCGCAAATCTATCTGGCACATGGCCGGTCAGTTCGGATTTCAACTGGCGGACGCGAAGGCCGTCCCGTTCGTCGAATGCAAAGGTGCGCTCGGGTTCTTCGACGTGCCGCACGACGTCGCCGCGGTGCTGCGCGAAATGCACGATCGGCGCGAGATCGCCTGACCCACAGAGGACACCACCATGAACGACCAACAACATAGCCGCGCTGATGCGCTGACGCGCGAATCGATCGAAGCGATCGCGCGCAAGTACGCAGGAGCCTACTTCTCCGGCTTGCTGTTTCAGGACGCGGATTCATTCGCGCGATTCTCCGACGAGGTGATCGCCGCATGCCCTGTCTCGCAGCCCGCAGCAGCGCCGGCCTCTGCCAATGAGACATGTGCGGAAGGGGCGCGGGCGTACATCGTCACGCGCCGGGAGGATGGCTATAAGTGGTTGTTCTTCCCTCGTGAAATCGCCCCGTACCGTCAACGCCCCGACGATTTTCAAATCACTGAACTGTTCACCGGCCGCTCCCCCGCTATGGCGGCAGCAGCGCCGGCCGACGAGCGGGTGGCGGACGATCCGCTGTTCGATGAGTGGCTCAGAAAGGAGCGCGGTCGACGCTGCGACTTTGACGCGAACGCCGGATCGTGGGCACGCTCTGCATGGCAAGCCCGCGCGGCAGCATCGCCCGCTGCGTCGATCCCGGCCGGATGGAAGTTTGTGCCGGTCAAACCAACACGTGAAATGCTTGACCTTGGCAATAGCGAATTCACCAGCGGATGGGAGACTTGTTCGGCGGGGGATGTATGGGAGGCGATGCTAGAAGCTGCCCCGCAAGCCTCGCAGGCCGCATCGCCCGCTGCGGAGGCGCTGACGGACGAGCAGATTGAGGAGATCGCAGCCGACTTCCGCACGACGGCTTTGGACTGCGTGTTGATTGACAGATTCGACGCGATTGGCTTCGCCCGTGCCCTTCTCGCCGCCGCCCCGCAACCCGCGCAGGCCGACGCAAACGCGCTCGACCATATGCTCAGTGCCGCAGGCCAGAAGGAGCTTTACGATCGTTCGCCGAGCGAGCCAGCCGCGCAGGCCGACGCACCGGTGCTGTCGGGGCTAACGTATCAGCAGATCAACGAAGTCTGGAAAAGCGCGAACGGCACCTACCTCGATCGCAACGAATTCGGCGCTATGGTCGTCGATTTTGCGCACGCGCTTCTCGCGGCCGCGCCCAATCCGCGCGCAAGCGATGCGACAGTGCAGGCCGACGCACCGGCAGAGGCGCGCCTGACGGACGACGCAATCGCCCGCTCGAAACGCATCCTTGCGCTCGTCGACAACTATCTCGACTTTCCATGCGTAGAGCGTCGGTGGGCCATCCGGAACGCGCTGATGGACGAATTCCAAGCTGCCCCCACGCAGCAGCCGAGCGGCGAGGTGACGGACGATAAGACGAATGTGCTCATCAAAACGCTGTCGGACATCATCCACGATCAGACCGTCGCGATGCAGTCGGCGATCATCGAGTGGCAGCACGGGAAAGGCGCCGAAGCGGGCCTGAGCTGGATCGTCAACACGCTAGAGGGTCCGGGCTACCTGCCCGATTTCGACGCGCCGCACGGCAAGCACGCACAGTTCTGGTTCAACGCCAACCAGGCGAATCCGCTGCCGGCGTGCTTCTGTGGCAACCCGTCGTCGTCACTGTGGATGGGGCAAGGCTTCTGCTGCGACGAGCACTATCGCGATGCCAAGGCGAAATACGACGCCGCCCGCGCCCAAGGAGACTCCCATGAGTGAGCCAATTCTGTCGCGCGCGGAAGTGAAGGCGCTGTATTCAGCGCACTTCGCCAACCCCTACGATCTGCTGCCGCGTCATGTGGAAGCATTCGCCGCCGCCCTCGAATCCGCATTGCTGAAGAAGCTGCGCGGGGAGTCGTTGGCGTGGATGGTGCTCGACTGCGTGCATCTGAAGCCGTGCAGCGTGACGCTGGATCGCGAAGATGTGGAAGGCCACAGCGCAGAGCACGTCGTTCCCCTCTACACCCTCGAGGGCCAATCTTGAAGATCACCGATGACATGCTGACGGAGTGGTTTCCGCCCGACGTGCGGCCGGTTCACGAAGGCGTCTATCCGACTCTCTGGCGAGGGAAATTCGGATTTGCTCATTATGGCGCTGGTAGATGGGGACACTCCTATGTCGATTTCGAAACTGCTTGCTTTTTGAGTAGTGGACCCGACTTCCCGAGCAACTATCAAGACAAGCAATTCCGCGGCCTGAAGGAGAAGCACCATGGGTGAGCGCGAGATGTTCGTTGCGGCGATGCTTCCGCTACTGGCGACGACGGGACATATCGACATCGCGACTCGAATCGCTGAGCAAGCGGCGGATAGCAACGACCTCAGCTATCGCATGTTCAAGGCCGGTCTGGAGGCTGGGCGCCGCACCACTCCCGACAGGGACGCGTGGATCAGCGTTGACGATCGGTTGCCGGAAGAAGGTCAGGATGTGTCATTCGTTGTGAAGGCTGCCAAAGGGTCGATCCAAGACTATCTCAATGGCCGCGTGTTAGGCGGCAGATTCATGATCGTGTTCGGCCATCCGACTTTCACGGTGCCGGGTGTCGGGTTCAACGCATCCCACTGGATGCCCCTGCCGACAGCTCCGACCGCCGCATCGAGGGAGGAAGGCAATGTCTGAGATCGACGTGAAGAAGTTGCGGGAGCGAGTGCGCGATTGCACGAAGGAAATCGACGCAGCAGACCGCCATGCGCTTGTGGCGGCTCTCGACCGCCTAGAGGCAGCGGAGAAAGCCATTCGCGAGATCGCCGAACAAGATCCGGTCGAGATGGCGCTTGATCCGACGTGGGCGAAACGGATTGCATCTGCCGCCCTCGCACAACGGCAGGGAGAAAGATCGTGAGCGATATTTTCACTCGCCTGTCGCCGGACGAAGCATTTTTGATTGCATGGTACGCAAGCCCGGTTATGTGTTGGGCCGCTTGGCGTGTCGGAAAGGACTTGAGAACGTGGTTCGATGCGCGCCGCACCCCTGCTAGTGAGGGAGAACAGAAATGATTCGCGCGCGATTTTCCGTGAACGCAGATGATCCGCGTCCGGTGATCTGGCCGATCAAACACCCGTACTGGGTTACCGGCTATGGGGATGACCACGCGACGATCGTCGCTTATGCCGAAGACGAACCCGAGATCATGCGCAACTGGCCCGACGCTCACGACTTCACGTTCGTTGAGCCGGCCGAGGGCTACATTTTTACGGACCGCTTCGTGAAGCCAGCGTGGTTTGCGATCGATGCCGCCCGCACAGGAGACTCCACATGCTGACCGACGTCGAAGTGTTCGCGATCCGCGCGGCCAGCCTGCCCGCGCACCTGCGCGAGAAGCTGTATCCGGAGCTTGCCCAGCAGCAGCATACGCGCGCGTGTAGCAAGTGCGGGAACATGCTCGCGGAAGTCGTGTTCTGCAACGCAATCAACTGTCCGCTCAACCCGACATGCACAAGGGAGAGCCCATGAACAATCGACTGCTGAGCGAACAGGACCTGATCGATGTGACTGGCAAGAAGCGCCACAGCGCGCAGGTCGCCTGGTTCAAATTGCATTTCGGGCTGACGCCGGTAACGCGTGCAGACGGCCGGATCATCATCACATGGTCAGCCTTTGAGGGCTTGCAGGCCAAGCGTGCGGGAATCGGATTGCCTGCTTCAGGCAGTGGTGAGCGCCCGCAGCTCGTTCCTCTTCGGAGGGCCGCTTGAACGCCAGACGTAGAAACAAGGATGTGCCGTGGCCGCGCCGGGTGTACGAACGATCCGGCACATTCTGGTGGGTTCGCCCCACTGACGAGCAATGGATCAGGCTCTGCCGCGTCAGCGATGGCGAAACGCAGATGCTTGAGCGCCTCGCTGAAGAGAAACGCAAGATCGAGATTGACCCGAACGCCGGTAACCTGCCGCGACTCGTCGACGTCTACATGGACACGCACGAATCGAAATATGCCGAGTCGTTTCGCGAGGAATGGCGTCGCCGCGGTGAATCGGTGAAAACCGCATTCGCCCGTTTCGACATTCAGCAGGTCGACGCCGGCGCGATCTACGATTTTCTACATGGGAATTGGGGAGACAAGCTGCCGACGTTTCAGGCGATGCATGCGTGGCTGTCAAAGTTTTTCGCTTGGGCGACCGTGAAGCGGTACGCCACGTCGAACCCATGCCGCGAGATCGAGGTGAAGAAGCCGAAGAAGCGGACCGTGCTGATCCCGAGCGATCACTTCATGGCGATCCGCGAGGCGCTAGGTGTTTACACCTACGAGAAGAAAATCAAGGGGGTGAAGCGCACGATTACGGCGAAGGTGCCAACCGGCCCGATGATGCAGGTGTTCGTCGACCTCTGTTACCTGACGATCCAGCGCTCGACCGAAATTCGAGAGTTGCTCTGGAAACAGGATCCGGCCGATCCGTTCGGCTGCAGTTGGGTGGACGAGAAAGCCGGCGTCATCCATTTCGTGCCGTCGAAGACCGAGGACAGCAGTGGAGAGACAGTCGACTGGCCCATCACGCCCGAGATCCAGGCGGTGCTCATGCGCGCGAAGGCACTCGCACCAACGTTCGGCCAGCGTTACGTGGTTCGCGACGAGAACGGGGAACCGAAGACCGACGCGGCGTGCCGGGATGCCTGGCGCGACGCGAAGCGCCGAGCCGGCCTCGCGAAGATGCCCTACACGATCAAGGATATTCGGGCCAAGGCAATGACCGACGCGAAGCGCGCGGGGTATGACATCGAGGCGCTTCAGATCGCCGGCGCACACGCAGACAGGGCCACCACCGAGATCTATCTGAAATCGCGCGACGTGCCGGTTTCGACGGTCCGGCTAGCGCTGCCGGCCGCGTGATATTGGAAGTCTTCCAATTGGGCCATCGGGCAGGCCGACATGAAAATGAGAAAGCCCGCGTAACCTATTGATTACGCGGGCTTAATTTGGTCGGGGCGAGAGGATTTGAACCTCCGACCACCTGCACCCCATGCAGGTACGCTACCAGGCTGCGCTACGCCCCGAAAGAAAAAAATTATAACAGACAGTTTGCCGCTTTAGAACGGGTCGCATGCATTTTGTGAATGTTCCTGCGAAATTTCTTGCGACATGCCGAAGTGCGACATGACCGCTTCGATGCAGCCGGCAACTCGCGTCCCCGCTGCTGCCCTGCACTGCGCATCGCGCTCATCGCCGGCGCGCGACACAGATGACCGTGAGGCCCGCCACCCGGTTGAACCGGAACATCGGCAACTCGGCCCGGCAGATCAGCTTGAGCAAGCCGTTGACGGCCGGATGGTGCCGGCGCAATTGCGACGCCGGTTCGCGCGGTTGCCGACGCGCGCGCTCGCTCAATCGCAATGCCGCCGCGAGCGGAAACGTGAGGCCGAAGTAGTAGGCGCCGCGCTCGACCTCCAGTCCCGCACGACGCACGACGTCTTCGAGACCCTCGAGCGTGTATCTGCGCTTGTGCTCGAGAAAATCGTCATGCGCGCTCCAGAGGAACTGAAATGCGGGCACCGTGATCAGGAACCGGCTGCCCTTCGGCGCGCCCTCCACGTAGCGTGAAAGCAAGCCGACATCGTCGTCGACGTGCTCAAGGACATCCATCAGCAACACGAGATCCGCATCGAAGCGATCGACGGCCCGGCGAAAATGAACCGGCTTGCCGGCGGCCTCCCCGTCGGTATCGGCGGGGTAGCTCGTATCGACACACCATGCTTCGGTCGCCCGCGTGCGCTCGAGCAGATGCTTCGAAAAGAAACCCGAGCCGGCCCCGACGTCGAGTATGCGGTTCGCGTCCGTCGCGCCCAGGAACCGACGGATCGCGCTCGCCTTCGACGCGTAGTACCAGTGATCGCCTACATCCGCTCCCAATACGTCGAGCTCCTTCAGATCCAT